ACCCCCCACCCTACCCGGCATGGGGCACCGGGTGGATGGGCGCCCCGTCCCGGGCTCGGCGTGCGATGCCGCCGCCCCGGGCTCGGCGTGATCAGCGGAACGCGGGAAGTAGGATCGCGCGCCGTATCGTGCGCGTGTTGCGACAACCCCTGACCCCCGGGGTGCACTGTATGTCATGTCCTGCCTGTCGCGAATTTTCACATTTTTCTGGTACACTGTGCCGAGCAACCCAAACATGGAGGAGTTTATCTTGCAAGTTACCAAGCCAACAGCATGGCCTATCGGCACAAGATTTCTTGTGAAAGCAGACGAAGGCGAGAAAGAAACCGAAGCCGGGATCATTCTCACCGTACAGCAGCCCAAGTACACCGGTACGGTGATCAAGATGCCTTACGGCGTCGAGGGCTTTGACACGAACGACGGGAATCCGATCACCACGGGCATCGGCGAGTACGGCGATGGTGCCGTGATTCGCGAGGGTTCTCGCATTCAGTGGTCCAACCAGACGAGTTTCGCTCTCCCCGTCACGATTACTGTTGACGATAAGGAAGTTGATTTCTTGCTATTCACAGTAAGAGATGTAGACTTGGTGTTGCCAGAATGATCGCTCTCTTGTACTGGCCAAGAATCATCATTCTGTGCGATCTCGCATACGAGGTATTGGCTTAATGGCTAAGTCCGACAAGGCTTCGATGGCCACAAGTGAGCGTGAGGCTGCAAAGCACGGCATGGAGTTGCCGTACATACCGAATTCCGAGCGTCCCAGTTGGAAGGGTCGCAAGGAGGAGGTTTGGCTGGACGACGAGAACACCAAGATAAACCCCGCTTATCTTATCGAGGAGCGGGATCGCATCATTGATTTCTCTGACCAGCACTTCAACTACTACGGGTTCCGTTGGCCGATGGAGGCTGACATGCTGAAGGGTTGCGTCGAGCAGGCCAAGCACTTCGGCATTGATCTTGCGTCGTACGCTCCTGAAACTTTGAGCCTCAAGGACATCAAGGACTTCGATCAATTGATGGAAGCCAGCCAAGAGACGCTTGAGGTGCTGATCAACCGAATCAACGATGGGCACGAGCGTGCGATCCGGCTTCTTGACGAAGCAAAAAAAAAGCGTTGGGTCGATACGCTATCCCAGATTCTGGCGGCTCGGAGGCTGTGCAGCGAGAAGGACCACCCGACGCTGGACCCGAAGAGTAGAGAGGGCGAAGCGTGGCGTTACATTCATACCTTGCGGTTCATGATGTACGTCGGTCGCAGTGACATCACTGGCGAGTACGGCTTCATTCAACTCCCCAACCATCTTATCTTGGCCGACTTGGTCAAGGAGATCGCGTTCGAGTACAAGAACGAGGCGGGCATTCAGGGCGTGATGATCGTCATTCCCCCTCGGCACGGCAAGTCGTGGTACATGATCTTCGACGAAATCCTGTCGATCTGTCTCGAACCTGATGAAAATGGTGCGATCGTGCACAACTCCGAGGACATGGCCGCCAGCCGTCTGAAGGTGATCAAGGAACACTTCAATGACCAGATGCCTCAGGGTCGCCGCCGCCGTGCGTTGTTCCCCAAGGTTGTCATGGATTGGAATGTCAACAACAGCCAGACCATGGTGTTGAAGAACCGCAAGGTCATGGCGATGGAAGGCAACTGCAACTCGTACGGTTTGCACGGCAAGAGGCTGGGAGTCACGATTCACCGCCTTCGCGGCGATGACATCATCGACCAGAAGGAGTGCCGCGAGGCAACCACTCGCCAGCGAACGAACGAGACGTTCACCAAGGTGTGGATGTCACGTCTTACGTCGAAGCGGGCGTTCTTCTTCATCATCGGCACACGCTGGCATGACGACGACATTCTGGGCAAGATGGTCCGTATGCTTCGTGCGGGTCAGACCAACTTCGCCTACTTGTCGATTCCCGCCGGAGGCCCCGAAGAAAACTTCGCCCCCATCTGGCCTGAGGCCGGGTACGACGAGCGATTCTTGGAAAGATGGTATCACTCGCTTGGGCCCAACGACTATGCGTGCGTTTTTCAGAACGACCCCGACACCAAGTCGGCTCGCAAGATTTCAAAACTTTGGTTCTACGAGAAGGAGTGGTGGGAAGACATCTCATCTGCTCCCGACCACATCAAGAACTTTTTCGCTCGCGGTCAATACTGCCTGTCAGTGGACCCAGCGGGCACAGAGGCGAGGAGATCGAACAAGGCTGGTATGACGTATTGTGTGCACGGACCCATGGAGGTTACTCTCCCGTCCGGCCTCATCGTCGAGCAGCACACGCTTTGGTTCCTACAGAACTGGGACATCTCTGCTAGTCAGTACACCATAACCGAACTGATCTCCGAGTTCTACCAGAGCAGACGGCGAGCCGATGGGCGAAGCGAGGTCGACCGAATTGTCATCGAGACAACCGGTGGATTCCACGCTACGACCGAGATGCTCGTGAACGTAAAGGGAATCCCCGATGAGGTGGTCTATAAGAGGGCACCCGGTCGAGGCAACAAGATTGATCGCTTCCTGCAATACTCGGCACTGATCGAGAGCGGCAAGGTGATGTTCCCCGGTATCTTCAGTAGAGGTCTATCGGAAGGTGCTGAACTCGAATTGACCATGGACCCGGAGTGGTCCGAGGCTGCCAATCAGATGTTGCGGGCAGGAACAGTCTCTGACCTGAACCTACTTGACTGCATTTCACAGCAACTGGCGGATGTATCACACCTCTTCTTGGAAGATATGGTGCACGAGCACCCAGAGATCTCTCAAAGACGGAGGGCGTATGAAGCCACGCTTCGACAAGACAAGATTGCCCGTTACGAGAGTAAACTCAACGGGGAATCGAGAAACAACTGGAAGCGAAGGCGGGGTTCCACCATCGGCTTCCTCAGGCAATCGAACACAAGGTTTATGGGGTAAGAAAAGATGGATTCATTAGTTCCTGTTCTGCTTGTTTCAATCACTGTCCTTTCTCTGGTTGGGTTATACTTGCAGTGGAGAGTAGTCGCCCGCCTTGAGGAACGCCTTATCGCTCTCGTCATGGATGTCCATGACGAAAGCCGGTTCTACCACAACGCGGGGCGGTCCAGTGCGCAGCATCAATTGGATGTTGAGCGGCTGAACATCGACAGGATTCAGGCTGAGGCGGAGAAGGCCAAGGCTGAGACACGTAAGATGGAAGAAGAGCGCCTGCAACAAAGGGAAACACGAGGTGTTTCAGGTGACCCGAAGCATGGTAATAGGGGACTACGCAGAACTGTAATCGATCCGGTCGGTGGCCCAAATGGCTAAGAAATACAAAACTCCCCAAGAAATCCTAGACAGAATTAACGACCTGAGAGAAGCACACCGCATGACCCGTTCGGATCTTGCAGTGTACTCTGCTCTTGGAGTCGCCTACGCGCACGGCAAGCACTGGAAGGGCATGTCGACGACGAACATGGGCGATCTGGTTGTAGATGAATGGGATGAAAACTACGACCTTCAGACTCGCGAACTTCGCGTTGTCGACAATAAAGTCGGCCCATTGATTAGGCGTTTGCAGGCAGACCTGAACCCGACGAAGGTTGAGGCCAAGGTCGAGACCCCTAGACACCTCTGGGGTTCCGAGGCAAACCGGTTAGCAAACGTCTGCGAGAAACTTCTTCTTGGGATAGAAGAGGACGCCTGCTTTACAAAGGCAGCCGCCCACGCGAGTTTCATGAGGTGCATCGAGGGAAGTCACCTCTTGGGTCTCGAACTATCCCAGAAGAAGCAATCGCTGAAGAGCGAGGCTATTAAGGGTCCTGATGGCCGGCCGATCGAGGTGAACGACAAGTGGCTCAGGTGGACGACATGGCCACTCACGGATCTCGTTTGGGATCCATCAAACATTAGCGGGGACTTGTCTGAGCACAGTGTTCTGATGCTCGACCAAGTAAAGACGGTAGATCGTTTCGTAGAGATGTTTGGACCACTTGAGGACTACGGACTCAAGGAAGAAGAACTCCCAACGGTCGAAGATCTTGTACCATACTATTCCCGCGCTGCTGAGTTGACAGGAACGGCTCTACACCTTTCCTACTCTTCTTACAGAAAAACGAAGGCCGTTCGCCTGTCTACTCTTCTGGAGCGGGATCCAAGGGATCCTTCGAATTGGCCTACGTGCTACTTCGTTGTTGATGCCTCTACTGACCAAGTTCGCGGGCGAGGAACAGTCCTGAACTTCGATAAACCCGAAAACCCTTTCGGTCATACAGGTCGGCATATCTTCAAGTTGGATTGTTTCCCGCGTGCGGACTCGGTGTCAGGAGCCGGTGCCCCTCATGTGATGATGACCACTCAGGATCTCATCAACATGCTTCGGTCTATTCAGTTCCAAGCGATCTCTGCCCAAGTGCACGGGCAGTGGCTTGTCGACAAACAGACCGTCGACCCAGACGAGTTCATGAACAAGTTGAACTCCGGCGTGGGAGCAGTCCTTCAGTACGACAGCCGTGGCCCCGAAAACCGAAGGCCACCCCAGATGGTGTCCATGGGCAACGTGGACAATAACCTGATGCTCATCGGCAGTGACTTGGCCAATGGAATGCAGCAGCAGATTCACTTGTCCGGGGCAAATCTTGGAATCGGCAAGACACACCTTCCCCAGCAATACGCCCTTCGGCTCCTCGAAGAAGCCGGCTCGGTGAAAGATTCTATTATTCAAAAGGATTCCAAGGTTTACTCGGAGTTGCTGAAGGTTACACTTGGCACCGTTCGGTCGATCATGGATACTCCGAACAGGATGCTGAAGCGTCTTATCGACAAGCACGGTTTTAGTCCGGCTGATCTTAAGACTCTCAATGAACTCGAACCCAAGTTAATCCGTTTCAATGTTGGCGCTCGTGAAAAATCAATCACAACAAGAAGCCTTCAGGAACGTGAGCAGCAACTCCAAATGGCCCTTCAGACTCAGACCATTTCTCCGCAGGAGTATTGGATCGGAATGGCCGCTGAGATCAAACAGCCGATCCTCAATGTCCACGACGACACAATATCTTGGTGTGATCGTGCTGTCGAGCAGATTGTTAATGGAGTCGAGTGGAAGGGCGTTAGCGCTATTGACCCAGTTGTCTTTAAGTATTGCGTGAACAAGGCGGTCCTTGGGCTTGATTACACTATTCCTGAAGATCTCCAGATCATTGAGAGGCTTAATCGCTCCGTGCTTCTCCAGTTCAGCGTCTACGCTGAAACTCAACGAGCAGAGCAGGCTGCGACCCAGCCGCCGCAACAAGAGATGCCACAGGGGGCAATGGGCCAGCCGGGCCCCCCGCCTTTGTCGGCAGGCCCGCCCCCGGTTTCGTTTGGGGAAGCGCCTCCGCAAGGGGCGCCCGAGTCGATAAACCCACTTACAAATCCAATGGGCGCCGCTGGTGGTTTGCCTTTAGGGCTTTCATAAAACGCAGGGGATGATATAATGATGAACATGTTTGGAAAAAGGTACTTGTCAATGGATGCCCCTGAAGGCTCCGCAGCCCCGACCGAAGCGTCGGCCCCTGCGCAGTCAGCAGCCGCACCCTCAGAACAGTCTGCTCCGGCCTCGGCCCCAGCAGATATGGTGTCTCGTTCCGAATTGACGAGTCTTCAGGAGCAACTTGGTAGGGCCGAAGGCCGTGCCAAGCAATCTCAGAGGCTCTCGTCGCTCGCTGAGCAATATGGCTATTCGAACCTTGACTCTCTTGCGGACGCTCTTCAGACCTCCTTTGGTCAGAACAGCCAGCAGCAGAGTCAGCCATCCAGTTACGTCCCTCAGACGCAACAGACTCAGCGTGACACACACCGCTCTGAAGAGATCACTCCCGAGATGATCGATCAGAGGATCAAGAGTCAGATCGGTCTCAATGAGGCCGTGTCTAGCCACAATCTTGGCCGTGAGGCTGAGGGCAAGATGATTGATCAACTTCTTTCCTCTTCCGACCTGTCCTCGATCTTCGAGGGTATTGAAGTCGGGGAATACGGAAGTGTGTTTGATGCGGCGTACTCAGGCGCTGGTTCAGCAGCAGCAGAGATCATTGCCTCCGCAATCGACAACGCCATTTATGGCGCCGCCGATCGTTACGGTGATGACGCCCCGGAAAATCTCCGTGGCAAGTCTATGCCTCTGCGTGACTCAGCAGCCTTTGAACAAGTCCAAGGTAGGGTTCTCGAAGGACTGAAAGAGTTAGCAGCGATGTCCGTATTCGCCGCATCCAAACAAGGTATGTCGGATGCTCAACCCCTCGCCGATGGTCAAGAGGTAAACCTCAGCGACCAGAAGGACGAACGGGACGAGCAGATCCGCCAGTGGGCCCAAGATAAATTCAACGATCTTGATTCTTCTGGCAATCCGGCTTCTCAATAATTTCAAAGGAGCCATTTAGATGGCTATCTCCTCCAACGTTCAGACTTATCTGACAACTTGGTCGGCAGCCTTTGAGCAGTTCTATCGTCCGGGAATCGGCGACTACCTGAAGCGATTCGGTAAGACCACCCGTGCGATCACGCGCAATCCTAAGCGCAAGGTCCTTGGTACTTCTATGGAAGTCACCATGAAGACACGCAAGAACCGCTCAGCACGTCTGACGACTGACCTCATGGCACCCGCTCCGGCACCCGGACCCGGCGCATACGCCACTTACAATGTTCGGTTCAATCACACTGATGCAAGCGCCAACGACTTTCAGGCCCTTCAGATTGGCTTCCAGACTTCTTGGTATGACATCAAGAAGAAGACGGACGCCACCTTCAAGGACAGCGCTGGCGACTACATCAAGCAGGACATCGAAGATGGCTTGCAGGATGTAGCAGAAGAGTTCGCTGGTTCGTTCCACTACGGGCATAACCAGAAACTCGGTACTGTTACTGCTGTCAAGAAGAACGACAGTGACCTGTACGACAGTGCAACGACGACCTACCTTGATGGCGAATCTACGGCCATCCTGAAGTTGTCCAACTGCGCTATCGCTCACATTGGTGACGGTGATCTTGTCGACTTGTACAACAACACTGACAACGTCCACGACATGAAGAATGTTCGTGTTGTCAATGTCAATCCTGTTGACTACACAATCGTTGTATCCATCGAGTCGTCACCGAATACCGTTGCTGATGACGGAACATCTGACCTCGCTCACTTCAATGCGCTGAATGATTCCATTGACGCGGGCGACGTGGTTGAAGTCTATCTCAGTGGAGTCCTCACAAAGGGTTCCGGCACAACTGAGACGGCTGCAACCATCAGTGGTTCACTTGACAACTTCTTCGACCCCTCGCAGTCCTACTTCAGTCTGTCGGCTGCTAACCGTCTCGACGCCACTTACCGGCCTCTCATGCCGGTTCGTATCGACGCTTCGGCTGGTGGTTCCGCAGTCCAGTTGACGGAAGATCACTTCCGTAAGGCTGGCGAGGCAGTCGGTTGGGCTAACGGTTCCTACCTTGATGCCGATAAGCGCATGATGGTTATGAACCGCGACCAGTATCGGGCCATCAACCTCCTTCAGAAGGACTCGGGCATGACCATGCTCCCAGCACTTCAGTCGGACATCGGTGGCAAGATGAACAAGGCCTTCGGATTCGACGGTTGGACTCTTCACGATCCGACCCTCGGCACCGTTGCTCTCACGGTTGACGACCTCGCCGCTTACGGCGTGATCGACTTCCTTGACATGAGCACTTGGGAAATGGTTGAGCCCTTCCCCGGTGGCGCTTCGTTCGACTTCCTGCCCGGCGAAATGGCCGGAATGTGGAGCCGAACCTCATACAACCACACCAACACCGCTTACGGTGCTGACAACAACGGCCGTCCTTCGAAGGAATTCGAAGCACAGGGCGAACAGTTGTATGCGTTCATCAACGTCGGTCCCAAGCGCAACGTGCGCGTCATGGGTCTCGACTCAACGCTGTAAACCATATACTCCTTGTGGTTGAGGGCGGGGTGGCTGTCGCTGGCCACCCCGCCTGCACAGGAGGGGACATGGAATTGGAAGAAACACGACTGTCATTGATAGAGCAAGCAAAGGCTTACGGGGTGCCCGAGGCCTTGCTTGAACATTTGTCAATCGCGAGCCTTCAAAAAATAGTAGACTATGAGAGTGACGCAGAAGGATTCAAGGATGCCACTTAGAAGGTATAGGCAACTCGAAGGTGATCTGACACTCGCACCAGACGGAGGGGGCGTAGGGGCTGTCTGGTTGGATAAAGAGATCAACGAGTCTTGCGGAGCGAACCTTGCTTGGAACAAGGAGCGCTTGGTCTTTACCGTTTACATCGTTAGGGGGAGCCAGATCAAGACGTACATGGATCTGACTCCAGACAAACACTTCCCACTAACCTCGTCTCTTGTGCCGTTTATTTCGGCCACTGTGAAGTCTGCCAACGCATTTCGCAGTGAAGATCCGGGCAAGGCTGTGCTTGAGTACATGAGCAGGCAGAAGACGCTCAAGGACCAAGGTATCAAGAAGTATGTCGATGACAGGTTCCCAGACTTCAGGGCGTTTGCTGAAAGGTCGTGGCAGAAACTCAACGACCGTACATCACGTCCCGTAACCATGCCGGATAAATCTACGGCATACAATTTGTCCTCCCCCTAGCCCTGTTGAGCGTGGTACCGCGCTCGGCAGGGTCTTTATCAATCGGGGCATGTAGCCCCGGCGAAAGCCGATTGAAAGGAAAGATCAATGGCAAAGAGAAATACAGAAACCCGTAACTCCCCGTACCGAATTGACGCAGTCAACCGGACTAACGCTGACGCAGTCAGCAACACCACCGGTCAGGGCGGAAGCCCCCGAAACCTCACGAGCGTATGGGAGAAACTGAACTCCATGTGCTTCGATGTGGAGTGGACGATCGGCGCTGAAGGCAGCAACTCGATTAACGTGACCGCCCAACTTCTCGACCTCAAGGGTCGTAACCTTGGTCGGGCAGTCACCGTCCTGTGGGCACTTACAACTTCAAGCCCCTCCGGTGCTTCACAGGGTGCTCTTGACACGGCAAACACCGACCTTACCGCATCGACGGGCGTTATGATGACAGAGCACACTGGCGACGCTCTTGCTCATGCTCGTACGGACACTGACGGAAAACTTGTCATGGCTGTCGAAGATACGTCTGGCGCTGACGAGTACAAGGTTGAGATTACCGTCGGAGACCGTACCTTCGTGAGCCCGCTCATTACGTTCGCCTAATCCCGACCGCCAGAAAGGGGATAGCACATGGCTATTCACACCGCCTATACATCTGGCTCGGGTGCGGTGCCCGTCTTCACAGGCAAGAAGGACACGGACATTTGGATCCCTGTCCTGCTTGTCGACAAGACGGATGGCATCACTGGTGAGACCGGAATTGCGCATGGTGCGGTTGACGTTGACTTTGCTCTTGCCTCCTCCACATCTCTTACTTCCTACACAGTGTCATCTGACGATTGGAAAGAGATTGGTGAGGGCCTGTACGCATTGCGTATTGGGGCAGCGGAGTTCACTGCAACCGGGCGATACTTCGTGCGTATCGGTGACACAACGCCGAACGCAGGCAAGTACGTTGTCGCTGTTGAAGTCACAGTCAATGATCTTGATGATCTTGCCGACGACCTCCTCAGTGTCAGCAGCATTCCCGTGTTCACAGCCAAAGAGGATGTGGACACTTGGGTCCCCGTGTACCTGACAGACAAGTCTGACGGGTCTACGGCGATTACAGGTCTCGCGCATGGAAGCGTCGACGTGGACTTCGGCCTTGCGTCGGCGACCTCTCTTACAGCCTACTCGCCCGCTGCTGCGGACTGGAAGGAAATGGGAGAGGGCATGTATGCTTTACGCATTGGAGCAGCAGAGTTCACTGCCGTGGGAAGGTACTTCGTTCGTGTAACAGGGACGGGCACCAACTCCGGCAAGTACATGTTTGCTGTGGAAACAAACACGTCGTCGATCGACGACATTGCTTCTGCAAGCATCAACGAGATCCCCAACTTTTCTTGCAAGAAGGCCACCGACACCTTCATCCCAGTGCTGCTTGTCAGTGCTGCGGATGGGACAACTCCTGTCACAGGGATTGCCCATGGGTCGGTAGACGCTGACTTTGCCGTTGGGGGCGCTACCTCTCTTACCTCTTATTCACCTGCGGCAGCAGACTGGAAAGAAATGGGAGAGGGGATGTATTCCATTCGAATTGGTGCTGGCGAGTTCAGTGCCACCGGAAGGTACTTCCTTAGGGTGGTCGACACGTCAGGGAATGCGAGTAAGTATTTCGCTTCCATTGACGTGAACGAATCGACCATCGACGATGTGGTGAACAACCCGAACAATGTGTCCGTCTTCTCGTCGAAGATATCCGTTGACAGTTGGGTTCCTGTTCGCCTTACCAGTGCAACTGACGGCAAGTCAGGCATCACTGGTGTTGCGTTCGGATCCATCGACGTGGACTTTGGTCTGGCATCAGCCACTTCCTACACAGGCTACACCGTTACGACGGATGACTGGAAGGAAATGGGAGAGGGCATGTACGCCCTCCGTATTGGGGCCAGTGAGTTCGGATCAGTTGGACGGTACATCATTCGAGTCGTGGACGCCAGTGCAACCGCACTGAAGTACATGGCCTCGGTGGAGACCAGCACAGTTGATGTGGACTCTCTTGTTCGAGCAACCACTCCCGGCAACACGCTGGACGTGGATTCGAATGGTCTAGTCGACGTGTCCAAGTTTAATGGCACCGCAGCCGTCGTTGAGAATAGTCTTCTCAGCGTCAATATCGCATCGATCAGTGAGGACAGTGCGGCAGCAGACGAACTCGAAGCAGTCGTCAATGCCAGCACGGCTGGGGTCCTTTCTGTGGATGCAACCAAGATTAGCGGTGACGCTGCTGCTGCGAACAACCTTGAGTTGTTTACTGAGCAGTTGTCCAGCGGTAAGATTCAGGCTTCAACATTCGCCAATGACGCCATCACTTCGAGTGTCCTTGCTACTGACGCGATCACTAGCGACGAACTCGCGGCATCAGCAATTGCTGAAATTGCAGATGCCATCTGGGACGAGGCCACTTCTGGCCACACGACCGGAGGCACGTTTGGTGAACAGTTGAAGACCGATATTGATGCGATTCTTGCGGACACAGGAACTGACGGAGTCAAGATTAACTTGGCTCAGGCCATGGGCGAGACCCATTCAGACCTCACTGTCGGCAAGGCTTTGTACCTCTTGTACGCTCACTTCGCCCACAAGTGGACGACCAGTGGCGGATCAAGCAAGGTTTTCAAGGCGGATAACTCGACCGTGTTCCAGACTCGCACTATCACGAGTGCGACTGAAATCGGTAAGGGATCCTGATTTATCTTGGTATAAGATATCCCGGCAGCACTTATCTTGGTGCTGCCGGGTATCTTGCCATTTAGTCGCCTCGACGCTTCTTCTTCGGCGGCTTCTTGGCGGTCTTGGCTGAATCTTCGAAGTCCTTCTGGGTAGGAGCGCCCTCTTCACCGGGCTTCTTCATTTTCTCTCCGGACCCACCCTTGATTCGCTTTCGCTTTGCGTTGATGTTTTCGTACAAGCCTCGCTTAGCCATCACTTGCCTACCTTTTCCATAGCGGCTTCGTGAGCCTCGGTGAATGTCTTGCCTTCCATCATAGCCTTACGCATGAACTTCATGTGGCCGGGCGTGTGATGCTTGGAGTGCTTGCGAAGAGTCTGCTCCTGACGTTCAGTCAGACCAGACTTCTTGGGCATTGACGTGCCCTGATCCCCTCTTCGGGGACGTTTCTTTGACATGGTGTTCACCACTTTACCTTGTTAGCCCAGTAGGCCGCAGAGCATTTGCCCTTTGCGATGTTCTTTCGATGACGAGCCTTGAACGAAGCCCTCTTCTTCCGGTCAGCCTCGGACTCACCTCGCCTCGGCTTTCCCGCTGTCTTGGCGCCCTGCTCTCCAAATCGAATCATCTTGTCCTTGCCATTACATTTGACGAGGACAACATGGGATTTGCTGGCGTGCTTGGGCGTTCTCTTAGGTTTGTTGTAACCCTCAAACGTCTCTCCGCTGTACTCTACTGACATGTCACACCTTTCCGGTTAGACGTCTGATCTTCTTGATTGCCGATTGGGGTATCGTGATGACATAGTCGTATGTGCCCAGACCGGGTTTGTAACATCCCGCTATGCTCACATACTCTTCAGTCACCTTGACTAGGTGGCCAACTTGGTACATGGTTTGGGGTTCTGGAATGTCACAGTCCTCAACCTCAGAGTTGTCCGCAGGTTCGCACGAGTCAATCCACTCCACCCACACAAGAGGGTAGGGGGTGACGAACTTTTTGGACCTCTTCTTCGGCATCAGTATCCCAGACGAGTTCGCTTCGGCTTACTGTAAGAGTTCTTGGCTACCTTCTTTGCCTCTTCCTTGGATCCGTGCATGGTCTTATTGCCGGTCTTCTTGTCGACGGTCGTCTTGCCTTTTGAATACTTGGGCATCAGTCTTTGTCCTTAACTAGGAGTTCTGCGTCCCACTCACGAGAGCGGAACCTGTGATTCTTGCCTATTTTACACTCACCCATGAGGATTCCGGCCCCCCATTGCGTGACATCTTTGCGTTTCATGTAGCCCGGCTGCGTATGGCCCATCCCAATGCTTCCCACGTTGGCGTAGAAGTGGGGTAAAAGCACTTTTCCAGAGCGTTTAGCCTGCGTAACTGGCGTTGGACGGTGCGTATGGCCCCTTACCGTGAGGCGCCAAGCGTGCCCGCCAGTCATGTAGTTCATTTGCAGCCCCTCCAGTTCATCGGAGTTCTGGGCGCAATCGAATCCGTGGTAGAAAAGGACCTGCCCCAAGGCGTACGTCCCGGACTTGCTCTTGACGTATGGGATCTGCTTCCACCTCTTGAACTCAGGCCCATATTCAGGGTGGCTGTTCCAGTGCACAAGGGATCTTAGGTTACGGGGTATCCTGCGGGCGTCGTTGGCCAAGATATTGTCATCGTGGTTGCCAAGGCACCAGATCAGTTTGCACCCTCTGGGCAGGGCCGACCTGATATCTCTGAGGTACTCGGATCCCTGCCGATACTCGTCTTCGAGGACATGGAGTGCTTCATCAGGGTGCACCGATGCAGCAGCAGCGTCAAGAAGATCACCAAGAACAACAAAATGCGTGAGGCCTCTACCCTTGATTTGGGACAGGAGCCATTCCTTGGTGTTGGGATCCGCGTGTGGTACATGTATGCAACTTACCGCCGCGAACTTTGCTAAATTAGACATGGTTGCTACCGAGTAGCAGGCTGGATAGGCACGTTTCGGCCCGGGCTAGGTAGCCCCTCTTGCCTCAACATTCCTCCCTCTCGATTAAACTCAGGCCAAAGTTCCTTGGGAACTCTGTGCCGGATGCCTGAATGCCAGAGCGTGCGGTATTGATCAATGATCCGCATTCCAATGGCTTCAGCCCTTTCCTCATCTCCTTCATTCATGGCTCGGTTGACTTGTCTCCTCAGGAGTTTGATCTCCTCGGACTTGTCAACGCTGATTTGGGCCTGAAGTTTGTCGATGTCCAGCGGTTGCCACCGCCCCCTTACCGCCAAACGCCACAACAGGCCTTCGGTTCCATCTCTCGTGAGGGACCTTTCGAGGCCCTTCCAACTATTATAGTAACCTATTTGGTTGGCCACGTACTGGGTGATTGAGATCTCCCCGAGATCAGGGTCACCTATCTTGCGGCCATCGAATACCTGCTGTCCTGTGCCCATTTCAAAAACGGACTTCAAGATAGGAGAGGACGACCCAATGAAGTAGTGGATCATATCCTTGAAGCCTTCGGTCCCGAATACCCCTTGGCCAGTCATGATTAGATCTTGGACCGGGACGAGGCTCGACAATACCAGACCCTTCGCAGTCCCGTCGTCACTGCTCGTCTGGATCATTAACTGGTTTCGCATCCATCTTGGGAGCATGAATATGGGGACTCGGTCCTCTTCATCGAGCCCCTCGACTTCCATCGCGTGCTTGAGTTTCGTCCAGAAGTTTGCGTATGCCGGCTTCTCAAACAGCATCTTGTATTGGAGTGCAATGTTGTTTCTTTGCCAAGCGTAGAAGGGGATGACCCTACGGCCAATGGTTTCCTCGTACTTCGTGAAATCACCATAATCGAAGTGCGCCTTCTTCATGGTAAGGGCAGCGTCTTCAAGCATGTCCCCCTTGTCCCTGCGTGCAAGATACACGGCCGTCCTGAAGGTGTCATCGATAGAAGCGTTCAACTTGAACCACCACGCTCCCACGGGGCCGAGCGTCGCGATGTTTCGCACTTGGTCCATGACCGTCTTCTTGGCGTATGCGTCTGGGTTCCCGAATGCTGTTCGGTGGAGGCTCATTACCTCTCTTGCAACCTGACTTCCATCCAACGCATTGATTCGTACGAGGTGCTCAGCGAGTTGGGTCTCGGTCATTTCCTCGCCCGCGACGACGTACTTCTTGGCATCATCGAACATTAGACCCGGGCCGGTTGGGATAAACCCACCCTTTTGGTTCCCGAAGTGGAATGCGTGAGCCATCCGTCGTGCAGCGGGCAAGTGTTTCGCAAAGTCTGAGAGGTTCATCCCCCCCACGACAACTGAGTGGATAATCCCGCCAAGGACATTGACGGTTGTCCAAGCGGGGTTCATGAGCACTGAGCCCTTCCACATGGACTGGACGTAATCGAACGCCCTTCCGATTGTCGTTAGGTTCTGGTCATCCGATATCTTGGTGACATAGTCCTCAAGAGCAGAGGCCACATCTTCTGGGTAGTAGTGGGTCTTCGAGGTCGATCCGACGAGGCGGTCAAACATTCGGTTGTTTGCAACCTCGTTGCTCAGCCTTCGATATGGGATCCCGTTGATGATCAGGTCGTTGCCACCCTTGGTTACTGTTGTGCCCTGCCTTGGGTTTGTCACCGCGTCGTTGACTTCATCAATGGAGAGTGCTTTCATCTCCGGCATGATGTTCCTGACGAAATCTGCAACGGAGGCGGTCCTGTGGTGCTCTCGAACTCTCTTCCCAAGGAGGATGCCAAGGTCAGTTTCCCAGACTTGACCCTTGTATTCGTTGCCTACCATGTCAGCAAATCGATGCGACATCTCAGGCCTATTCAATTCAAAGGGGCTCGTGGCGTACGGCTTAGGCATCCACGCGGGACCGTTGGCATTCCCAATTGCATCTCCTGACCACCCGGGTGTTGGCATGTATTGGTCGGGAGACCCGCCAGCATCCCTGATTCCGACGTTGTAGTCATATATGTCTTTTGCCAACATCTCCTCGGGGTTTTCTCTCAGGTATGCGGTGCGGTACGCTTCAAACTCTTCTGGAAGAGGTCGGCTGCCTACCTGTCCAGCCCAGATGAAATCCCACCCTTCTCCAGTTTCAGGATCTGTCCAATAGGGGTTGGGGTTGTCGGTCTTATAGAAGTATCTGTTCGTCGCACGATGCTGAGAAGCCGGGCCCTCCCCGCTGATCTTCTTGCCAGAGGCAGCGGCGTCCCTTAGTTCTCTGGTTTTAGCGCTCTGAGCCCAAGCGGCCTTCTGTGCGTCTTCTGTCAACCTTAGTCCGATGTAGGCGAATCTGGGATCTGCAATCTGCAAGGCGCCATCGGATGACTCTTTGATCAGAAATTCCCTCTGCATCTCTTGGGCCTTTTTCGCCAGCCTCTCGACCTGCGGGTCATTCCAGACTTTCTCCCGCCCACCATATCTGTCCATGACCTGATTAAGGTTGCCCTCTTCCTTGGCGTCAAAGATCTTCTCGCCCGGGTGGTAGCCGTACACGTCTCCGGCCTTGGCGTCCACCTCGATTATCTTGGCGTGAAGGATAAGGCTCGCATCTTCAGCGTTCATGTTGTATCTGTCTCTGATGAACCCGACGCTCTTGTCGTAATCCTCAAAGAAGATCCTTCGATGAAACTCGGGTACGTTCTCGTTTGCGTATCTTAACGAGGAGACCAATTGGCCTGCATATTTCCCACGTCGGCCGGCCCCGGAAAGGTCCCTGAATATCCTGTTGTACTTCTCGCTGACCTCAGACCCCTTGTGGAGCATGGTCGACTTGAGCCCATCAAGTTCTTCTTGGATCGGGACTGCTGCCTCCTTGCGTGCATCGAGAGCCATGCTCATCTTCTCATCTGTGTCGCTGATCAGATCGTTTTTCTTAGCCACCCGGGCCCTTACTGCGTTCTGTTTCTTTTCACCGCTTCTTTTGGCTGCCTTGAGAGACCTTATTCTTCTGGAGGCCGCCTTGCTTTCCTTCGTGGCTCCAAACATCTCATCAAGTGCTCTCCTCAGGGACCCGTTAATCGGCTTGTCGTAGGAGGACTCATATATCTTCCGCATTGCTCCGCCAATGGCTTCGAATGCGTCATCTAATTCTGGGACCGGGGACTTACCTTGCATGTATGCCATGAATGCTTGAGCAAAATCCTCCTCTGACGCCTCGTCCCACTCGTCGAAGATGCCGTATCTTGCCTCAAGGGCATCTTGGGCTTCATCAGACAGGCCGTTCCGGCGGAGGACATGGCCTACCTCGTGAACAAACGATCCGATGTCCGGCTGATTTAGTGCCCTGATGAGGGAATGGCCATCCTCCGTGAACTCAACCGATGCTCGGGCCATGTCCCCCTCACCCATCTGGAACAACATCGATCCCTTGCGGCCCATCCTGCTATCCAAGGTACGGCGTCTAGAGGTGTTCTCGGTAAACTTATACGCATCTCTTGTGAGGGCTCCGCCATCGTCCAAGTCTCTTGAGTATAGGATCTCTTGCTTCTCAAACAGGGGGAGGCCGTCTGCTCGACCCGCGGTTTCAGTGAGGATCTCAGGGACCACCTCGTCAATCTTCTCAATGTGCGCTGCAAGGCCGGGATTCAGAGTACCTCTGGTGGGCGTCATCATGTTCGACTTGAGCCCCGTAATCGACGCGGGATTGACGAGGAGTTTTTCATCAATACTGACTTTGAGACCCTTGTTGAAATTACCCCCAACCCCAACAAGTGCGTGCATAAAGTCGATGTCACCAAGTTTCCCCCTCATGACATTGGACATGTCCCCAAGGTTTGTCGTTTCAGGAGTCACCTTGTACAGGGTGCCCTTTTCGTCGGCAACTACAGTGAATGACGAAGCGGACTCATCTGGGTGATCATTAATCACCTTTGAGGTCCCCGGCGCCGGAGGAGAATCTATGCCTTTGAGATAGTCGTCGTCGACTTTCTCAAGTCCAAGGTAGTTAAACCCATAGTCCTTACCTCCTTTATGGGGCAAAGGGAGGAGGTGCATGTTCTCTTTTGACGCTGCCTTTAATTGACGCTGTTGAATTTCGGTTATAGAAAAATTAGGATCATCCACGCGGGCCATCCATCCTTGGAGGGCTCCTCCGGTCAGTTCCTCTACCACAAATTTATCAGGGGTAATGACCCCATCGTATCCTTCCTTCGCGGCATGGCTCAATATCCTTCGGGCGGACAGTTTCACCCACTGGCTTATTGGCCGACCGCTTGGCAAAGTTAGGTCGGCCGGGTTTGCAAACGGCATCGCCGGGGTGCTGTGTTGTACTCTGGCGGACACCAAACTTTCTGCCAGCAACAACGAACTATCGTCTCCCCCTTCGGACATTACGCTGGACCTCCAAGCGTAATATCTCTCTAGTGCCAAATCAAAGTCCTTGTCCCTCCAGCCGCTCTTCCTGATTACGGCGACGGCTTCTTCTGGGATTAACCCGGACCTTGCGATTACATCTACAAAGCCCTGATTGATGCCCTCAATCTTGTCCGCCACGGCTTTCCTGAGTTCAAGATTTTCGTACAAGATATTTTTCAAGTCATCTTTGTAACGATCTGAAAGAATGCTTTGCTGGAACAGGTCGGACTGGATTTCCTCAATTTGCAGGTATCGCTTTGCGGATGGAGAGATGTTTAAATCCGCACCCCTGTCCGTGAACCTTACCCATCCGATCGCCCCGGGGATGCTTGCGAAGTGTTCGCCTTGTTTGCTTCTCAATTGCATTGCAAACGCAATGGGGTGTTTCTGGATCATTTGCGGGGACATGGTGAGGAACATGTTCCTTCCTATCACGCCCCCCTCAGTGTATTCGCTGTACTGACGCGAAGCCTCGTAGGCGTCACGCGTCATTTGTTCCGGTGTTTTGTTCTCAAAGAACTTCCGGGCATCTCGGTAAATTTCTAGGTTCTTCAGTCTTCTATCCAACTCAACCTGTTGGCTCGGGGGAAGTTCATGGATCATGTAGGCGCGGGTGTCGCGAATGCCGAACTCAGATGAGAGGAGCCTGTACCTTTCCCGGTTTCTCTCCAGTGCTTCCATGCTTTTTCCCGACATCCTACTTTCGGCTGAGACGACATGCTTGGACGATCTATGTCGCAAGTGTGCCGGCATGGATTCAAGGATGGATTTTATCTGGGAAGTTTCTTCCTCTACGGCGAAGGCAATGGACTTTATCTGTTCCTTGATAACCTGCGGGCTGAACATTCTTTGCAGTTGAGCGGGATCAGAAAAGTCGGTGAGTTGAATCCCCATTTGGTGGGACAGGAGGAAGTCCTCTATCTCCTTCCCAGAAATAACTTCAGCCTTGTTCGACTCAAGAAAGTCCAAGAGGCCAGAGTTAACCAACTCATCTTCTGGAACACGAAGCGGATCTCCGGCCCTGCCAAGTACCTTGCCGGTCCCCTTCTCCACGTCCGCACGCGTCCTCTTAAATGGCCATGGGCTAGTTTGATCGACCATAGAAGAGTTCTTTTTGTTCCCCTTCAAGCGGAACCAATCGAGCCAGTCTTCTGACTTCATGGGTCCCATGGCCTTGAGCGACTGAACCGCGTTTATTGTCCCGTACTCCATAATGACCTGAGAGGGGAGTTGGCCAGTCAGTTGCATCTCGCTGATCATTTCCCTCCTCAACGCCGCCGCTTGCTCCCCAATAGGATCAGCGCCGTTGGGTCGGAAGGGGCGGAAGGATTCTGTCTGGGGGAAGTCATGGATTCGATCGATTTCCCGGAGGAGGTTCCTTTTTGCGACTTTCTCTGCCGCTTCTTTGCCACCTTCTTTGAGGGCTTGCTCGATTGCTTCTTGGCTCGGCGAGAACCGCCGGATCCTCCCTGTTTGCTCTTTCGTGATTTCTGCATTCTCTAGTCCTCTCAGTTGTTTTCTTAGTGCCTTGAATTCTTTCCTGTTGTCGCCGAACACCATTACGGTGCCGTCCTCAAGGGTTGTCGAATCAAGGTTTTCGCCAAGATTTAGGGAAGATGCGTCCGCGTTCTTGATAGTTAGAACCTGCGCACCGCCCTTGCCCGGGATAAACGCTGAAACATCGCTGTGGTTACCGAGGAATCCGTTTACCAACGAGGAATAGTAGATCTCTTCCTCGGACATGCTCTGGTTGATGGAGATGACGTTCGCCGGTACGGCGTCACCCGCCTGATTCACAGTGGTACCCGTACGCATTGTTGCGTTCGTTACGCCAGCGTGCGACATTACCTGCTCGGCCGAAGCCTTCCACTTCGAGTCTCTGCCATCAGGGCTAAGAGTGTGAATCATGTGAACCTCAGAGTCCTCTGGCGTGATTCGACCGCCCTGATACAAGACCTCCCTACCTTCAGGAGTCTTTCCGCCCCGCATGACTTGGAACTGCTCATTCAGCCAGTCCTCTCTGCTTCCAGCCCTGCCCTTTGTTCTCTCATACCAATTGTCAGCAAGGGCATCGAGCACTTTGGTGAGGTGTTCAGCCTCTTCGTCTGTCAGGTCGAATGCTTCTGCCGCCCTCCTGCCCACTGCCACCGCTTCGGCGGAAGGCGTGCGGAGTTCGCCCAAGATATCCGCAGACTCTTCCGCTATATCTTGAAGCCTCTGCTCGATTTCCTTGAGTTCAGTTGCATCCTCCCTTGCCCCGTGAACAAGTGCCTTCTTCCTGCCTTCAAGGCTCCTCTGAACCAGCCTCTCCTCTCTCCTGAGTGCAGAAAGGCGATTGTTCAGGTTGTAAACCTTAGAGTTGTGCCCATCAAATAGCCGGGACATGAACCCCGGTCCTTCAAACATCCCGACGCCTTGGGCATAAAAGTCTCCCCGGACCTCATCAATAGCATCAAGGACTACACTGGTCCTCGGCGTGAGTAGATCGTCGATCTCATCCAGAGATAGGTCTCTTCTCTTGAGGGCGTACCTCATGTCCGCCTCTGCCTCCGTGACCCTATTTGAAAGGTCACGAAGTTCATCTAGTTTTTCTTCCGGGATAGGGGGAAGACCCTCGCCTATGACGACCGAAGACTTTGCATCCTTTTCCGCAGCCCTCCAAGACGCCGCACTCTCCTCGTAAGCGTCTGCCATTTGCCTGTAGTGGACTTCTTCCTCGAACAATCGGACTGAGTCGGCTACTACATCTACCTCGTCCATCCTCTGTCGAGACAAAAGTGCCGTCTCAAGTCTCATGGTGTCGAATACAAACTCGGCTGTGACCTCACCGCCGTCTACTGACCAGCCCTTCTGGCCCTTGATGTACATGTAAGAGGAGTGATCCATCTCTGTGACCGGGATCACGATTTCGTTCTTGTAGCCCTTCGATGACTCGACTACTTGTGCCTTAGCCCTCACTGCCGGGGGGAGCGTATCAAGCACTCTTGCCGTTTCTTCCGCCGCCGCTTCAGCCGTCCTGCCCACAATCGTCGCTCTTGCCATAACAGACTCGAACCGACCCAACTCCGCTGCGTTTTCTGCCGCAATCGCTGTACGCTTCGCGGCTTCCGCGGCCCCGAATATGCTTTCAGGGTCGCCGAGTTGTTTCATGGCCTTGTACTTGCGAGCGGTATCCCCTATTCGGAGGGAGGGGATCGATATGTTGGTCCCGACATTCCGGTAGCCAATCCTCTTCCACAGAAGCGGTGCCATCCAGTCCATGAATGGGACATGAAACTGGTACCCGGCCTTTGCTTGGAATCTTTGGAAGAACTCCTGAGACGTCTCTACCGCCGCCACGATATCGTCATTCTTATTTGACACGGTCCCGAGGCTTCGGTACGTGATGTACCTGTCTCTGGCCTTATTCACAATGGCGTCCCGTGCGATTTTTTTCTGCTTCCGGGTCATGTTGGTCGCGTTGCCAACAGCCTCGACTGCCTCATCAATCCTTCCCAAGTGGTTCAAGCCCTTGGAGATATCTTGGGCAGCGGCGCCGGTGACCCCATTGTCGACCACGATAGTGTGGTTAAGGAAGTCTTCGAACTGTTTGTATTGCGAACTCTCTGGGAGAACGATTCTGGTCACGACCCCCGCGTCATTCTTAATCACGCTTCCCTTTTCAAGCAACTCAGTAGACGCATCTTTCAGCCACTTGACCCCTCGGGTTTCGACTGGAATTCGTGCTGCGCGGGAGGCGTATATCCCGGCCTTTCCTGTCCTCGCACCCCACGATGCAATGGTTCCGGGCCCTGTCGCATAGGACAGCGGGTCCAGTAAGATATCTCCGGCGAGACCCAGTATTGCCCTCGCTGTCTTGTTCTCTACTCCCAGTGTGTGTAGGACTTCCGACGCATAGACCCGCCTCATCCCAAAGGCTGCTCTCGCCTCCTCTTCACTCGATATCCGAATCTGCTTCTTGTCCTCTTGACTCAAGGTGGCGTGTCCAATGATGGACGCCGGCCCGAGCACCACATTGTAGAGGCCGAATCCTGAGGCGGCCCCAACGGCAGCAGCACCGGTCCCCGCTGCAAGTGCACCGATTCCTGCCCCGGCAGCAATGCCAATAGGGCCCCCGGGAATGCCTGCTATCGCACCCTTCGCCGCTCCAAAAATCGTTCCAATTGCCGCCCCGCCGGCAGCCATAAGGCCAGCACCGAGAGCGTAGTCTTCCAGATCGCCCTTGTCGGTAAATGCAATGTTGAATACCGAGTTTCTGGGCAGGTCAATGAGATCGAGGAACTTGTAGAAAGAACCCCTCTGGTCTCCCATGACATCTAGTCCCGACTGTTCGATCCTCGACCTCATCTCATTCCGAGACATGCCGTTGATCTGTCCAATCGTAAGCCGAGGAGTCCTCCTCTGGTTAAGAACCGTCTGGGGAACGGGGTTATCTTGGGTATTCTTCATGATCCCAGCGTCAATTAATTCCTGACGCCTCTGCCGCATCGACTCTTGAGCCGACTGCTTCATGAGAACACCGCGCATTGCCATCTCCTCATTCCGCCTCCGCTGCTCCTCGTTGTCGGGGAGTTTGGGGACGGTGCGAGCAATGTTATGCGCACCCTGAGTCACGTCGTTCAGGAAGTTCTGGTTAAGAAACTCCTGCGGTCCAATGAATTGAGTCATTTTTTACTGATTCCGTCTTGGTGTGGTCTGTCGAAATCTAGAAGGCCTTTGCCCGTCGACGTTCCTGTACTCTGTGTTGTAGGTCCGAAGGGCTTCCGAGTCCACGTCGCCGCCAGTGGCAATTGTTTGGATCAATGAATACCCCGCGGACCTCGCATCATCCATTTGGTCAGCAAGGGTCACTCCAAACGTAATGCCCAGTCCCACCGGGTCAAACGTATCGTCATAGCCGGCGTCAGTTAATCGCTGTCCAAGGTCTGCCGCTGCCTGCTGAGCAGCCTCCCTGTCTTCCATGGTTGCGAGTTCATGGATGGCTTGGTCCATGCTGGACAAGTATCCCCGTTGGACCCGCTCGGTGTTTTCGGCCATATAGAACCCAAGCCAATCAGACTGAATATCACCGAATGGTTCAATCCAATCCATCGGAGTGTCGAGGGAGATGATCTTCTCTGCCGAGCGTGCACCGCTAGACGTGCGTCGTTCGCCGATCATCTTGTCGGCGTTCTCAAGGACCGTCGGGTCAATCATCTCGCTGATCATGGGGTCGACCGAGGCGAGTTCGCCCACCAACTGAGAAACAGTGAACGTACCCTGTGATGCTGCCGCGGCCTGAACGACCATGGTCAAAAGTTCTGCCTTGTTCAATTCGCCTCGTTTGGCAAATTGGGTTTCGGCAAATGCCTGTGCCGTTTTCTTGAGATCCAACTCTCCTTGGGCGATCTTGGCCATGGTGTTTTTGTATTCATTGTCGTTCGAAAGCGCCGTCGCGGCGTTGTTCAACTCTTTCTCTCTTAGACCAGAGGTTCGTTCAAACTCCTGAATCGCGCGAAGGTTTGTGGCATCAAACTGCCTGCCTTGCTGTTCAAGTTGTGCGATCTGTGCGTCGTAGGATCGCTGTGATTCCTCACCCTGCTGAGCCAGAGCCTTCCTTTGGAGGTCCCTGTCTGCCGCGGCAATTCGTTCCGGCGCTGAAATTGCTTCGGTTTCCGCTTGCACCCTCTGGTACTCAGGCACAGACATTCCCGCTTCGAAGGCTTCTCTCTCAAGTCGATCTCGTTCTCTACGCTGCTGCCGCTCACCACGCTCTCGTCCACGTCGCTGCTCGAACATCTCTTGTTGACGGTCACGAATGCCTTCGCGTCGTTCTTCCATCTGGTCGAGGTCAAGCATGCCACGATCACGGCGTCTCTGGTTCAGAGCCTCTCGACCCGCCATTCGTACGGCGTCCGCTTCGGTGCGTCCAAGAGGATCGCCCTTCATCAGTTCACCAGCACGCTTGTCGATGGCCTCTTCGCCGTATCGGCGACGAGTGAGGTTCATGTCGTACTGTTCTCCTGTCGGAAGGTGATCAAGTCTCGGGTCGGCCATGTCTTCTGGGCGACTGACTGCGACTTGCTGAGTACGCATCTGCGCCTGAAGGGCCTGAATGTGTTCCGGAGATCCTCGGCCAAACTGTTCCATGACACGGTTCGGATCTTCAGGTGCACGCTCGGGCGGCAAGATACCGCGAATGGGTTGGCCAAACTGATTGGTCGGAGGGGCCGCTGGGGCCGGGGTCGGTGGTCCCATGGGCCCGGGCTCAGGTTGGATTGCCTGCGGCTCAGGGGGCATGATGGTCTGGGGCACTGGGCTGGTTTGTCCCGGCATGACGTTTCGGTCACGCAACCTGTCAAACGGATTCATTTGAATTGGTGCGGGCGTATTTTGCTGGACCTGAAGGGGCCCCCTGTTGGCAACTCCCTCGTTGAACGCCTGAGGTGCGGGCGCCTGAGGTGCGGGCGCCTGAATTTCGTCGGACGGGAAGTCGTACTCAGCGGGGTCCAATGTTTGTGGCCGTGGAGCAATGCTTTGAATAGCCGCTTGCTCTTGGGCAATCTGTTCCTGAATCCTCTTTTGGCCTTGGGAGTACAACTCATCCATGGGGCCGCCTGCGCCCTGAGGCGAGGGGGCCATGTTGGCCTGCATCCTGCCCTGCTCCCGGTCAATCTGAGATTCATACCTTGGAACTTCACGTCCCAACCTCTGCTGGTCGAACTCGCGGACGCTTGCATCGCGTCGATCACGGATACCTTGCCGCATAGACTCCTGCTCTTGAGGAGTGGGGGAAGGTGTCTGTGGCGGGGCGAGTGCCTGTCGGCGTTCTGGGTCTGCCATACCCATAATGGGGGGCAGATTGTTCCGAGCCTGCATGCTGGGGTCTGATATAGCAGAGACGAGTTGCTGGCCAAGAGACATCTTGTTCCGACTTCCAACAGACCTAGTCGCCGGGTTCTGGGGCGTAGGGTTGAACATCTGATTGACGCCAGCAGGTGGCTGCTGCTCCGGCGGAACATCAGGGAACACGGGGTAGATTGGGTCTTCGGGCTTACCGTTCTTTCGCTTCTTATTGGGGTTGTCCCGCCCGTCTGTCTTACGCTGCCTAGCCATATCAATATCCGCCAATCTGAGTTCGACGCCTGTTGGGGTCTTCTGTTCTAGTGGGCCTAGCCAGTGGGCTGGCCGCACGTTGAGGAGTTCCTTGGTTTACTTGGGGGCCTATACCTTGGCCCCTTCGGCCGACCATGTCTGGTGGGGGTAGTGGCTGGGGCCTATTGCCGGTCATTCCAGCGCCTGAAACAAACGACGGAGCGCTGCCCACCGGCGCTCCGTCTTGCCCCATGACGTAGTCTGACATGCCCGGAGTCATATACTGACGGGGCGGCGGAACCGGAGGGGACTGCCCTACGGCCGAGGCCCCTTGGGCCATCATAAGGTCGAATATGTTTACTGGGGTTGCCATGGTTGTGCCTTCTCTAAGTATACCAAAGGGGGCTATTTCTTCTTCTTTTTACTGTGGAACGGGACCCACTTATTCAGGGCCGCTTGCCTCTTCTTGCACCCACAGTCCTCCTTGGCCTCGATTCCAGTCGTGACCTTGATTGTCTTGGCCACGAGGTCTCCGAGTCCCCTCATACCTTGGTCCTCCTCGGCCATCTCATTCAATGTTTCGGACGGCTTGAGCCTGTCTGCCATACTGAAGTCCTCTCCAAAGTGTTCTTTCCCTACCTTGTCTATCTCTTCCTCAGTCGCCACGCTTCCGTCGCCCGATCCCCTGTATTCGTGGAACTTCCTGTTCGCCATAGCGAAAGCAGATAACACATCCATTGCTTGTTTCTTTATCTTCAAGATAACCTCGTCAGACCTACTGTTGCTGTTGTTGTCCCGCACGATCCGGGAGACGGGAGTGACGCATCTCCGCACGTTGGGGTGCATCCTACTGGCGCCACATTATCCAACGCCTGCTTTTCATCAGGTCCTTGGCCGGGGCCGTCTGCACAATTCCCACTCTGAGACATGACCTCGACATTTAGGACAATGGCACACACTCCGTAGGGTATCAGCACCGGGTCCTCTAGAAGCCACGACCCCGTCTCTACCGCTGAACTACAGGCGCCCGACTTGGCACAAGTCCACCTTGAGCAGTAACCAACAGAGCCGGGCCCGCTCGAATCACTGAGGACATTCCCTATCGCCGGGTGGTACATGCACCCATTTATGAGGCCATCCCACGCACCATCAGATGTCCGCATAGCCGATGCGTTTGGGCATTCGTCGCAGTCCCCCGCCGAGGGGTGTTGGCATGCGTCGCTGTTCAAGGAGTACGGCCACCAGAGATTTGTATCGTCGCCCTCGTTGCGTCCGCAGCCAAATAAATCAAAGGTGACGCCATCTATATCCCCAAGAAATGGCTGGTTTTCATAAGTAAAGCAGTAGCAACTCTCATCGGAATCCCCGATCTCAAACGCATCGTGCGCTAGTGGGTGCCTCGGGTTGCTTTTGATTGGCGCAGATTCAAAGTGCCTAGTCCATAGGTCATCAATTGGAGTAGCGGCCGACTGTTCCGGGCACAAGTAATAACTGTACCTAATCCATTCCTTCGCGTCGCAATACCCCCAATGCGGCTGGTAGCAGTTGCATGGACAATCGTAGTCGTCGCTTATCTCAGACACGCCCGCTCCGGGTATACGAACGATAGACTCGCCAAGGGAACTGGCACATACTCCATCCTCAACAGTCACGTCGCCAGAGTTACACGCGGGATTTTTGCACTGGCCCCTGACAACATCTCCGATCAGGCCACACGCCCACTTCATCTCCCAACTCCAAGTGTATCTGTATCTTGGGTAGGGGTCATAGTTGTCATTCAGTCGAACGACGGCTCGCATGCCAACCTCGCCTCCGCCATGAGATATTACCGTGATATCTTCAGGGGCAAACGGTCGCCTATCTTGGTGGAAGTAAGAGTAGCCGCCGTCGCATCCGCCGTCATAGTCGTTGTCGTATAATTGCTCAGCATCACCACTCCCTGTACACGGCGAGGATTCCCACTCGTCGCAGTTCGACAGGTTGTCTGTGCAGCACTCGCAACGGCTGGCGTTCTTGCCGTAGTACAAAGGGGGTGCGGTGCAACTGGCACAAAAGGGAAACGGGAACGATGCCCCATAATCGCTCCATGTGCAAGATACATTGCCGTCTCTTCCAATTGGTTCGTATGCCACTTATCAGCCCCCGGTGAAATCGTTTCCAGAAACGTCACACACATCGGTGGTATCTCCACCGCACACCGTGAACACCTTCTTCTGAAACACGAGTTGGTGATTCACTTCATTCTCAACCTGAACCAAACAACCATCCACGAAAGAGATCATGGCCAAGCCCACTCTGGTTTCAGTCGGGCTATCGGCTATGCTTCGAACAATCAGGAAGTCTCCAGTCACTGGAACATTTTCGTCGGCTGTGTTTACGATGAAGTCGACGCAGGCACCAGACACGTCTCCGCCGCCGAAGTAATTGTTGACCGACGCCTCGTCCATGGGAGGTGGAGTTGTCGCGTACCTGATGCCACCCTCTCTTATGTAGGTGGGCATGGCCTCGATGCTGGCTCTCTCATCCAAGTTGGTGTAGAGGACCTTGTCTCTCAGGTCCGTTGTCGACATGTCGCTCGTTAGTTCGGGCGACAAGATGGACTCTGTGTCTTCGAATGCTTGTCCAATCAGGCTGACCATGATTACCTTCCGGGGCTAGGGACTGCCGCCATGATGTTCGGGCCGTCGTCAGTCTTGGGGTCTTCGTCGTAAGCGACATCAATCATCGCTCGATTCAATTCGAATACTCCGTCTTCCGATTCGATCCTGACCCTCACGTACTTGCCTCTCATACCTTGGAAGATAGGAGTGGCGATTCTCTGCCCCTCGTTAGAAGATATGACCTGCGTCTTTTCTTCGACGTACTTGTAGACTGAGTTGGCTTGAATATCACTGGGATTGTCGAACGTGCTGACTCGAAGAGTTATGTCTCCCGACCTGTATCCAAGATCCAGCACGACCTCTCCGAGTTGCTTGACTAGATTTGGATTCTCGTTTACCCACATCTCAACGCACGATGTGACTGAAGAGGACTCAGTTCCACTGGGTGCAGAGACCGAGGGGTCATACTTGTAGCAGGTTCCACCAAGCCACAGGAAGAATGAGTATCCGTCATCCCCCCTGTGAGAGATCATGTAATCAACCTCTTGGTTTGATCCGGGGCTGGTCAGCATGTTGTCTGGGGTTACCTTCTGGTCAGAACCAAGCCACCACTCGGAGGTGAACCCGTCGCCAATGTCGTGCATGAGAACGCGGTGGCGATCAGTTGTGCCTGTCACCGGGAACGTCATGATGACCTTCTTGCAATCTTCGATGAGACCGATGCGTACGGACTTCTTCTGCTCGGTAGTCAGAGGATCCAGCCACCCGTCGAACTTGAGTTCTCTCAGGATCTCAACAGCCTTGCCGCCCTTGAACCAGACTGGTCCCTCGTCAGCCACGTACATGACACCACTTGAGGTGGGGTGTATGGACTTGTGCGTCACGACCCCCGGCCCGCCAATATCTTGAATCTGAGGAGAGCCATTGAATCCCAGTTGGTAGATCGATTGCCTAGTAAACAGGAGAGATGCGCCCCCGCTGTTCGCGGTGTACATCGGCTCTCCCTTGAGCGTTGGCAGGGGGGAGAAGGTCTCCTTCTGGTTGTAGGAGTTCCTCCCAATCTGCTCTGGGTGATTGACGCTGTACTCAATGCCGGGCCTGTGGTCTCCTGTCTCGTTGTAGGCTATTCCGTTGCCCGAGTTTGTCCCGCTGTATGTCCACCTGTTGCTGGATTCGAGAGAGGTGACCTGAAGCGGGAACAGGTAGAGAGCCGTGCCGCCGGGCAAGATAGCCATGGCCTTCGAGGGGACCGGCATCTCGTATTGCTCCGTGTACCTACCGGAGTCGGCGAGTGTTGCTTGATCCTTGAACAGGCATATCTTGCCACCCGTATCTCCACAGTCCACGGACTGTGCCGGCGTGTTACTGGACTGAATGAGATCCTCAAGGAACATCATGTCCGTGAGGTGGTCCGACATTCCATGGACCTCGTTGTACAGAATGACTGACCAGAAGTCTTCTCCGGGTATCTTGACTGTCATTACTTCCTGACCCGGAGAGCACCACACCGCAAGTCCGAGGTCCTCGACACCGGTTGGTGGATTCACCCGGATGTGGTACTGGTACATCGCGTACTGATCTCGGTTGGGACCGAAGTTGATGACTGACTTTGGCTCGCATGCTCGGCCGAAGATCCCTCTCTTGGGATCGTAGTACCCGACCTTGAATGCACAGTTGAGTATCTTCTCTCCTCGTGAGTTCTGCCCAGCAGAGTTGGCGACGTGCCAACAGAACGTGCCACCCAGTGTCCCCTGTTGGGGCATGCACAAGAATGTCTTGTCTCCCTCGGGGCACGGGGAGGAATCGGTGCAGTTGGCGCCCGACTGGCAACCGATGTCTACAGTGTCCCCGAATCCGCAGTTGCCATTCCAACTCCCATCCGCACCCTCGGTTCCACAGCAATAGAGCCCACTCGATGGGGTCCTTACTCCATCGCTGCTTTGGCAGTAGTAGCCGCAGTAATCAGTGGCCCCCGCAAAGTCGACAGCAGTGTGGATGGTCGGCTCGTCTCCAGAGTAATCTCCGAACAGTCCCGGGACGCCTATGTTTCTGGATACAGCACCGTCATAAGAGAATAGGGCGTAGCCCTCCTCCCCACTTTGGCAGTAGTAAACCTCTCCTCCGTACACAGAGAAGAAGCCCGGAGACTCCGGGGAAACATTTCCCCACGTACCCGGAGTAACCATGTCTGAGGTTGTCACGCCTCCGGGCGCCTTGATCTTCAGTTGGTCACCGACCTGCATAATCAAGTCGGATCCGCTGCTGCTATTCACAAGGTGAGCGGTAACGTGCGACTCCGGTGGGTTACAGTCGAGTCCTCCAGTGAAGCCCCGTCTGGTTCGTATCGTCTTCTCTGGAGTGAGTTCCATGTTGACCACGCGAGTGACCGGGTTCTCACCCAACTCCGGGCGGATGGGCTGCTGACTAAAAGCATTCCATACGACCGGTCTGAACTGCCTGCTGCCTGCCATGGTTTACCCCATGCCGCCAAGGAAGCGGCCATTGAATGAGCGGAACTCTTTCTGGAATCTTGCTGGCTTATGATAAGCAGCGTTCCATTCGTTGGAACCAGTATCGTCGAACTCGGCGAGCATGCTTCGATAATCCTTCTCTACCTTGGACGCCCACATCCTCGCGTCTGAATCCTCTCCGAAGAGCATGAGCATTCTGGCTACGATGCGATCTCGAAGGTGCATCCTGAAGGATGAGGGGAGGTCGGAGATGGAAGCGTCTGTATCGGACGTTCCATCACACCTCGTGTACATGACCGCATACAGGCTGTACTCCTGATCGGGCTCGGGGAACCAAGAGATTGCCTGTGAGGATCCGCCGGGCTGCAAGTAGAAATACCTTGGCTTGCCCGTGCTCTCGCCGTCATAGTGAGCCATGAGTTCAGCCCACCTCGTGGAGTCCTTCCAATGCACCTCAGTGACATTGTTGGTGGAGTCCTTGAGGTAGATAATCTTGCTGGCAAAGCCGTCAAGGTTCCCCATGTCGGTGCTCGCTGAAACGCTTCCCGTAGTAGCGAGGGTCATCTTGATTGGCTTTCGCCTGAACCTCCACTTGCGAGAGTCCCAAAGCATGACGTGCTCTTCGACGATGGCCTTATCCAAGACATCAATCGACGGGAACACGGGAGTAGGCTGCCGAACAAGTATGTCAATGACTGACTTGCGAATACCCTCGGCGGTAGTCGTGCTGACTCCAGACGCAGTCTTGGACCAGTCATTGTCACTGGCGATAGTGCTGACTATTTGCCCCAAGAGAGATGCGATCGCGGTCTTGCGGAATGTGTCCGCATCTTGGACTGACCTGAACTGACGGATCAACCTCTCGGCCACCTCCAGTTCGATCAGTTCGACCCAAGCGTCATCACTGTCCGCGCCGCCGACGTACCCGTCTCCAACGGACACGACGTACCACTTGCGAATCTCATCGACTCGCCGCTTAGCGTGACTGATGTACCCGGACCAAGGCTCGGAGCCAAGGTTTACGGGTACGTTTGTTGTCCTTCCGAATACTTCCTGAAGGATTCTGTCATGAGATATTGCCATTTAGACCACCGCGAATAGAGCATTGCCGGAAGCGGCAGTGGTGCCAGCCGAACCATCGACCTGCACAAAGAACTGAACGTACTTGGCACCCTGCGTGATTACGGGCGGCGTCATCATCGAGAACTTTGTCGGAGTAGAACCGCCTGAAGGAGTAAAGTCGTCAAACTTGTTAGAGGGGTTAGCCCCTTCGTATCTTTGCAGGGTACCCGTGCAGCCAACGACGATGTTACAGAACATGTCGGTCGTTGCCAGTGCCCCCACCGCTGCTGCTGGAACAGTCGAACTGTCCAAGGTGCAGTCATAGAGACCGGCGATGGTAGGAATCCATACGACGTTCTCCGAAGACTTCGTCGTCGAAAGTTTGTCGTACATCGGGTGCCACAACTGGACACCGAGTCGAAACGCATCCGCGTCTGTATCTGTTCCGTACGGCTTCACGATCAACCTCTTGCCCGGCTCCAACTCGTGCACCCCTGCGGTCGCAGTAGTTGGTTGAGTTGTAGTAGGCACGCTAAACTCCATTGCTGTGGCTGTGGAGTTTGTGGCGAATGCTCTGCGAAACACGGTAAACGGTTCGTGTTCTACTCGGCCCGCCGAGGACGCACGTCTTCTGGGGTATGTCATTGGTTTGTTCCTTTGCTTTTCCTACGCAAGCAGGTTGCCCTGCAATAGTGTGTTTGAAAGTAAGCCCTCTGTGGAAATCGAGAGGGCTGAGACTGAGTGGTTGTACATGCCGAATGTTATTTCGTAGTTGCCGCCCCGGCCCAGTATCGGCAGGTCCGGTGGGGTGGTTGCTGTGACATCGGACAAGAGAGAACCTGATATCTTGCTGCCTGCCCCGGAGGTCGAGGCCACAGTCTTTCCGACCACGATATGTGAGAGGGACATCGTGGCCCCGGCTATCCATATCGAGTTGTGGTCAGCAGGGTCAGTCGACCAGTCCACCGTCGTAATGGTGGCTGGCGTCTGCATGCTCTTGCCTGTCAGTATCGTGGGCATCTGGTCACTTCTTCTTGCAAGTCTCGGAGCAACTCATGCCCATGATCTTGCGTACCTTGGGGCACAGGGCTACGCCTGCCATGAAACTTACGGAGCCGACGAGGATTACGAACCACGCCGTCCCCATAAACGAGGACATATCTGCGAGCATCTCTTGTTTCCTTTTTCCCTGAGTATTTGCCGGACCAGTTTGTAGGTCCAAGCAATCGTGATGACACCCGTCGCAACAAGGACAGGTATGAAGATCGCGTGGGCGTATGTCATGACCGCCCAGTTCAACACACAGAGGATGACGCCGCCGATAGCGGGGTACCACCCTCTCTTGCCTCCGGTGACCGCGAGCAACACAAGTCCTGCCGCCGTGCTCAATCCCCCAACTAGGGAGAGCACTGACAGACTGCCGGTTGCATCACCGACCCCCGTGACGCCGGCAATGTGGTTGCCAACTCTTGAGGAGACGCTCTGGTTTGAGGCGCACCCAGTAAGGGCCAAGATGGGTAGGAGGAATCGAGTCATTTGATGACGAAGAACTCAATGGCGATTGTGCTAATGGTCGTAAAGACAAGAGCCGCAATTGCTGCGGCTGCGTACATCTTCGTCTTGAGTACAGCGAGGTCTCTTTCGATGTCTCGCAAAGTCGTGTCTATTTCATCCAGCCTTGAGTTTGTACGCTCAAGGGACTTGATCACGAATCTTCGGTACTCGTTCCAGCCATCATCTGACGGAGCCATTGTGGGTTAGGGTCCTGCTTAGGTGATACATAGACGGATTCCTCGCCCCTAACATAGCCCCTAGCATACATGAAATGTTCAAGGTCCATGGTGACTGGTATCTCAGAAGGGCCAAGATTTTTTGGGTACACGGTGAACAGGAATGTGGCCTGCCATCTGCCCCTCGATTTCTTCCAAGCCACACAGGCTATCTTGTCGGTGCCACAATCGTTGAGCCCCTGCTCCAGCGCCTGCTCCAGCAACTTGGATCCAACCGCCATCTTCTCGTTCCGCTTCACCTCGAAGTGGACACCCGGCAAATCGTGGACCACATCAGGCGTGGTGCTCGACCCGTATTTCTGCTGGCCACGGATTGCGTTGATCCCAAAGAAGCCTAGTTCCTTCGCGAACTCAACCTCTCCTCGGCACCCCTTTGCTCTTGAGTTAGTCATCTTTTTTATCTTCCTCCGACTCTTCATAATGAAACATGAATGATGGGGTGGAGTCACCAAGCCATGTCGCCACGACTCCGCTCTCCATGAACTCAACCGCTTTGTCTCGGCCCCAGTCCTCTGTTTCCATTAGTATTTCCACGCACTTTTCGTAGTCATATACGGCCACCGTGGGCTTATTGGACCTTCGGACATACCCAAGGTATGCGTCCTCAAATCCCTCGGCTATGACTGCGTCTTTGTTTATTGCTTCAAGACTCTGGTACACCCTCTTGCTGTTCGACATAACTGGGGAAGCCCATACCCAACGATGCCGTCATACGCTCCACAGTGGACACCCTGCAATCAAGGCGTCCCTGCAAGAAACCGTAGACGGTCGGAGAGTCGAGGCCAGTCTCCTTCATTAGCCAGTATCTGGTCCTCCCTTGTCGTTCCAGTTCTGCGAGGATGGCCTTGGCAATGTAGCCTTGGCCGCCCCCGCCCTTTTTGTGTAGTTTCTCCATGACCTAAGTGTATCCCCTATCTTGCCTTTGTGCCAGTGTGTTTCTACTACAGAGTCTGGGACACATGGGACGCATAGGACACGTTTTCCGAAACTACTAACAAGTTTCGTGAACGTCTGTCTCTTGTGTCTTCCCGTAGTATTTTTTTTACATGTGTCCTAAGTGTCCTAAGTGTCCTGTGGCTTGTGCCCACAAGGGGTAAGGTACCCGAGGGGCTGGACTTACGGGCCGCCAGTTTGATGGGTGACTCCGCCAAGATGTGTCCCGTGATGTGTCCCAAGTGTCCCAAATCCAGAGCCTAAGCCATGTAATCGTGCATAGGAAGATCAACATGGTTGGATGTTCCATCATGTTCATCGCCAATCCAAAGCCAACTTCTTCCCTTGCTCCGGCTCTTGGAGTCACACAAGGGCTTCATAGGATCAAGGGTCATCATGTTCTTTATCCAAGTGGTGCATCCCTTGGGGGACATTGTGTTGTCGATGACATCCTGTGCCTGTAACTCTTGGTACAAGGTACGACGTTGTATACGCACGGCACTCGTCATGGGATCGAGGCCCTTCTTCTCGATCATCTTCATGATGCAAGATGCCACCTCCTCTGCCTCCTCCAGATCGGAGTCGACCTCAGGCCGCATGGACTGGTAGTGGTGCGCGATCTCATCTGCATTCTCAAACCTCTCAAGCAGTGCCCTTTGCCAAGGCGCCCACCTGTCCAAGAACGAAGAAGATAGGGTCGACCTCTTGTCTGTCTCCAGCCAAGCGATCAGGTCTGAGATCAACTGTGCCCTCTTATCTTGCATGAACCGCTCCTTCCACTCCGAGAAGTCGGACTGGTGCTTGGCAGTTCCAATGTTGATGATGATCGCACGCTCGGCCAAGTCGCGACTGAGGCTGGGTGTGTTGGCCGTAATGAACCACGTCAGCAGGTTGGGCCTACTGAACTGACCCTTGTACATCTTCTTGCCGTCGATGTTCCGGGCTGTGATCGCACCCTCAAGGCCACCCCTAGACAGGCGAGACTTCAGGTTGTCGATGAGCACACACCTCTGGGCCAACGCCTCATCAGACAAGAGGCGTGCACGAACTGCCTCCCAATCCTCACGCTCGGTGATGGACGGAGCACCACCCCAGATCTCACAGATCAGGGACGCAGTAGTTGTCTTGCCTACGCCGCGGCCATGCTTGGATGTGAACACGAAGGCTGGCCGTGTACCAGCAGGCCCGCCCCATCCGGGTGTGGCGAGGGCGGCGATCATCAACTGCTTGTCGATGTCAGTCTCGGGGTTCAGCATCGAGACGAGTTCGTCCAAGGCCTCACCGGTTGGCGGGGGGAGTTCACACCCCATGTAGTACACGCCGGGAACCTCGGGTGTGTGAGGCAAGAGTTCAATGGACTGGTAACTGGGCTTGGCCTCGGCCAGCATGTACTCGTAGATTTCCTTCTTGGTACTCGGGTTCCTCTTGGCACTTGATTCTCGGTCGACGCACTCCCGGGAGGTCCAGCGAATATCGCAGTCCCTCATAAGGTAGGCAAACAAGGCGGCCTCGTTGGTGATATACCTGAACGCTGATGTGCTCGGCAGTTCCCCTTTCGGCGGTGGGTCACCCGGCCCGAAAAGCATCCCGTTCACCGTACGAGGCCACCCTTGGTTTGACTCTTGAACCAGTTCACATATCTTGGGGGCCGGAAGGTAGCACCTTCTGGATTCATCCCCGGTGCCCACGTCGGCAACATTGGAGACAAGCGATCGAAAGTTCCTGCCCATCATGGCAGCCTTCTCCCTCGCTTCATCGGTGCCGTGGATCATCTTCTGAATGCAAGACTCGACGGTCTCCTCATCCTCGACCCGGGCGGTCCTCGGCTTTGAGTAGGCTGACTTGATTGACTGCTCGACTTCGGTTGGGGTGAGGCCTGAGTTCATGGCTGGCCTGACCAGCATGTTCATGGCCTCCTCCTCAAGATAGCCTCGGCCCGAAAGGTCACACGAAGCAGTGAAGAGCCTGCTGTTTCTGTCCCCAACGGGCGCCCCGTGCTTCATGAAGTACAGGGTTGCCGGGTGTGGCTCGGAGGATCCATCTTGGATCTCCCGGTCGAGAGCATTGGCTGGAGGGGCTACTGTTTCCAGTGGCTGGACGGGGAAGTCTTCGATCGAATACTCCCTCGCCTTGTCCAAGTCTAGGAGCAGGCACTCAGTGTGCGGCTCATACTTGACATTCAGGAAGCCCGGAAGTCGCATGACTCTGGGGGCGTCTTTGATCTTCGGGTCGCTGCCGCAAACGGCAATGATCCCACGCTGGTACGAGGCCCATATCTCCTCATCTTGGAGGGGCTCTTCGAGTCTCCAGTAAAAGTGGACGCCGTGTCCACTCATGATCTCAGCGGTCGGGACCGGAAGGGCAGCGTCGGAGATGACCTGCCTTGCGTAGTCAACCGACACATTGTCGAAGTCCACGAACAGTGTGTTGAATCTTGCCACGTCCTTCGCGGAACTACCTTGTCCACTCCTTGGGTTGGCCCCGAAGTAGATGTTCTGCCCATCAAGGTTGTGCCCCCTCATCCCAGCAATGTTCCCCTTGATATCTTCTGCCAAGATCCACTCCCTCTTGCCAGAGGGGAGCATCCGTATCTCGATCAAGTCTTTCGGGGAGAACACCGCCTCGACAAACTGTTCTGCTTGGTGCTGTTGTTCTGTTTCTTTCATGTCGTCTTGCTCCTAAGTGTCGCCATTGTATCAACCATCACCCAACATCCTGAGTATCGCATCGGACATCTTGGCTTTATTGCGCACCGCCCAGAGTATCGTCTCGTCCGCGGTGCCCTCTGCAACCAAGTGATAGTAAGTGCATGGCCTTGTTTGTCCTTTGCGATGTATGCGATCCCTCGATTGCTGATACCTCTCGTAAGAGAAGTCCATCGAGTAGTAGATTGCATACGAAGCAGACGTAAGCGTGATGCCGTGGCCCGCCGCTGCGGGGTGGCAGATCAAGCAGTCCAGTTGTTTATCTTGGAACATCCTGATCAAGACTTCAGCATCCTTGGTTCGGCCATCAATGATTCCGCACCGCTTGCCTTTCTTGGCTGTGGCTTCGGCGATCATGTCTATCTCTGCACGGAAGTTGGCCCAGATGACTGACTGTTCGCCACCGAGTTCATCCAAGATATCTTCCAGTTCCTTGAGTTTGACTTTGTCGCTGGAATATATGGGATCGGTGCCGCCTTCCCCTTTGTAATAGAACCCACCAGTCAACTGTCGCAACTTCATCAACTTGGCTTGGCCTGCGGGGGTGAGGTTTTCGCCCTCCATTTCAGCAGCCAGACCAGCGAAGAGGAGTTCATAGGTAAGCCGGTCTTCCTTTGACAGTTCAACAGGCCGGATGACATCCGTCTGCTCAGGCAAGTCCAATGCTTCTTCCTTGGTAAGGGCCCAAGAGATAGACCTTAGTCTCCGGTTGAACTCTTCTATCTTGTCCTTCTTCGGGGCGTACCCGGTGACAACATCTCGGCCCGAGATAGGCCTCGTCTGTGCGAAGAAGAACTTGTTCGCAAAGCCAAAGAAAGATAAGCCGAATGTGTTCCGGTCGACAGCACGAACCTGCGTGAAGTATTCGGTCGAGCAGTTAGGTGCGGGTGTCCCCGACAGGAGGTACACGCTTTCCATCATGTCGGCGAACTGGATGATCGACTTCGTTCTCTGGGCCTTGTGACTCTTGATCATCGAAGACTCGTCCAAGATAAGTCTTCGTATCCCCGCCTCTAAAAAATCTTCAACATGATTCTTGAACAGGTCGATGTTGATGATGTACACATCAGCCTCGCTGTCCGAGATTATCTTGCGTCTCTTGTTCTTGATCTTGTCCCAGCAACAAACGACCTTCAGTCCGGGGAAGAACCTTTCAGCGTCGTTCATCCACGCCGCCTTCATCACGGACTTGGGGCATACGACCACTGTCTTGATCGGGTAGTTCTGCACGATAGCGAGGCTACCGACTGTCTTGCCCAGCCCCGGCTGCAACCAGAACCCGTATCGTGGATGTGTCTTGGAGATGTCAACCATCTTCTGTTGATGTTCCATCAACATGGGTCACCTCCTCTTTCCAGAACGTTTCTTGAACTTCTTCTTGGGGTTCGGGCGGGACCTCGTCCTGTCCTTCTCGAAGAACTCGCGCGTCCCCTTGCTGATTCCGCGAAGAGATTTCGCAGTGTTGCCCCGTCCCCTGTCTGGGCTTGGATTGATCTGAGTCATCTTCGTACTCCTTTAGGAATGCATTGAAACAATGAAGAAGGGACGCCGCCCCTTCCGTAGACGGCGTCCCCTCATAGATGTAAGCACATTGCGTGGGGTCGAGAAGATACTCGGCTCCCTCCATGCAACTCGCCTGATCAAACATGACGAGCGGCTTACTATCCCCCATCTCGACGACGTGTCCGTGAAATGGACCGCCAACTAACTGAGCCATCTTGCGCCCACTCATCGTGTAACACACACGGTGAGAGTGAGTCTTGTGCGCTCAAGATCAGATAGGGAGGCCATCTTCATCCACGTCGGCCTTGGCCACCAACTGGGTCGGATCGCCGAGGCGTTCATACCAATCAGCAGCGGACTGGATGTGTTCATCCGTTGCGTTACCGGCAGGACGTGGCACGGGGATGAGTGCTGATCCTTCAGCAAACTTCTTATCCCGCAAGTCCAACATGTACGCCCCGGGCGTCACCGCCTCCCCCTTTGCGGAGGCCATCGACTGTCGAGATGCTTCGAGACGCATGATCGCCTGACCCGACTTGATGCTTGTCTTCTTGAAAGACAAGATAACCGGGATCTGGTGGCCTTCGAACAGAACCACCCAGTTCACATGCTTCACGGCTGCGGTGCCCACTCCCTTCTTGCCTGTTCCCCAGACAAGATCTTCGGCAGGGACATCGGTCTTGTTCATGGTTCGGTACTCGATGCCGGAGCCTGCCCCACCATCAGCGTACTTGATCCATTCGTTGTACCCCATGATCGGTACGAACTTGACGCCCTCGATGTCGATGGCTCCGCCTGTGCTGGCGAAGACCCACGTTCCCCGGTCGTGCTCGCCGTGCATCTCTCGCTCCATCTGCGTACCTTGGATAAGGGACAGGCGGTCGAGGGAAAAATCTTCCTGCTCGGCGTTCATCATTGACCCGAACCCAGAGGGCATGGGTGACGCGAGGTCTGTGGGTGCGTCTTCCTTCTTCACGATATTGCTCTTAGTAGTCATTGCGTCGTTCCTTTACGATCTGCGAAATGCAACTTTGGTAACGGGCATGAGAGTCAGACCAACTGGCAACTCACCCCCGCTATCAACAAACTCTCGTACCTTGGCACCCGACATCCTACGCTGGATGAAGTCGTGCCTACCTGTGTTGGCGCACCATCGAAAGATTTCGTCGAAGTGCTCGGGATCGTACGATGGTACCAACTCATCCTTCACTGACAGGGTCAGGCCTGCCGAGTTGTTCTTGACCGAGTCAATGCCAGCGTCCTCCATCTCCTTCTGGATCAGGCGGGACAGGGACTCCTTGGTTTCCTTGAGCCCCTTCAAGTCTGCGTTCACTCGGTCGATGCCATCGAGGATGGCCCGCATCTGTAGGGCCAACTGGCCCAGTTTGCTTTGCTCTTCTGTCGTACTCATTGCGCTTTACTCCTTGCGTTCTTATCTGCACACTTAGGGCAGATGGTGACCTTGCGTCCAGTCCTACCGTTCTTCATCTTGGTTGGCTGGCCGTCATCGAATGTCTTCTTCTTCTTGCACCCGAAGCATGTGTACGACAGGTGCCATATGGTTTCACTCATTGCGTTGTACTCCTTGCGTTGTGTGCCAAAGTGAGAAGGCGGGATGAGTGGTTTCCCAGTGGCGGCGACGGCTTGGTGCCGCATGCATGTTGCCTCCCACCTACCACCCGCCTTGTCGGCACCTGCCTTGCATGGACTGGCACCTATCTCACTCGCTAGCACAGACAAATAAATCCCCGTTCACTTTCGTCGCTGGTCAAGGCACGGGGACACACCTCTCCCTTTTCAAGGGTTCCCCTCGGCTGACACCGGGGGGAACCGCGGTGGAAATCCAAGACCAACCGCAAGCCTTTTTGTGTCGGACTCAAGACCTAGGCCTACATTATACATACCCTGAGCATGTTGTCAAGGGGCATAATAGGAAATCCGAAACAAATCTATTTATGTGATCAGCCCTAAGACCACGGTTCGATTTCCGTGATGTTCTCCTGCACGTATTCGAGTGCAAGATTCTTGATGGTTCTGAACTGCTCATCCGTGATCGGCATGGTCTCGGGCTTGTCCTCGTACTTGCCATCCTTCCAGTCGAAGTGGTGGACCTCATCCCAGTCCCCGAAGACTATCCCGTGGATGGTGACTGAGTCTTCGTCCGCCACAGTGTGGCCCCAGTCATCTTCCGTCGTGCTGAACTCAGCCAAGATAGAGTGGATCCGGTACTGCTTCACGCCGTCCCTCGGCCTGATGCTGGTGATGGGGTGGTCGATGTCATCGAACATATATCTCATGCTGCCGCTCCTTCGTTGTGCGGCCACCACTCTGGGGCCGGCCGGCCACGGTCCCACTTGGCAATGTGGTCCTTGAAGTTTATGTAGTACCTGCGGTAGGCCTCGATTGGACTCTTCATCTTGCACCCGTCTGGCAAAGCCTGCGCGAACCGGCTAGTGCGGAGCGTGTTCATGCTCGGGATGCGATCGGCGAACTTGATCATGTGTCGGATCGCTATCTCGCACGCATGTATCTTGCCGTATCTGTGCGTGTACTCACCGCACAGGGACAAACCGTACCAGCCAAGCCAGTTGAAGTTTGCCCGACGCTCGCCCGCCCAGAGAGTGCAGGGATGATGGGGGTGGGCATTGCCGTACGGCTTGCCCGACTTGGTCAACGGCATGTCGATGTCCGTGCAGCCGTGGTGCCGCATGGCTGACGCCATCATCTGGGCCGCCTCTAGTGGCATCTTGACGACGTGCTTGTCGCAGTGCATGATCGCCGCCTCATGCGGGTCCTTGTCTAGTACAAAAATGTTCATCGCTGTTTATCCTTGTGTTACAGATTTATTCTTACCTTGTCCCTTTGCTTTTCGTACTCTCGATTGTGCCTTGTCCATAAGGCTGAGCGTGGATACCTCGCTGCTCTTGACTGCGCCGACGGACACGGTTGGGCTACCTACCACCTCTTCAATAGCAGAGGCGTCAGACGTACGGCGTTCGATGAATCGATCAAGGTACAGGCCCAACTCAGATTCGTCCTTCGAAAAATCCAGAGCCATGACTCGGTTGTCACCATACTTCCAACAGTACACGGCGCCAACCTTTGACTTGTATGTACCTGAACATAAGCGGCACAGGTCCAGCATAGTTTCGTGTTGCCACATGTCTGACGCCGTGGCATGCACGCTTGCCGTGACGAACGGGTGCGATTCATTTGGCGTCAGGTCATCGATCTCAACGATGGCCACGCTCAACTTGTAACCGTCGCGTATGAAATCCTGGACCTCTTGACTGGAGATCGCCCGGATCAGTTGTGACTCTGCTTCTTGTTCGCTTCCTAACTTCACACTTCTAGGCATTGCATCCTCCAGCCCTCAAGATCCTCTTGGTTGTCCTTGTCAGCGACAACTTGCCGTCGCTTGTCCAAGGCTGCCAACGCAGCAGCCCTACCTTGCACATAACTTTCATTGTCCTGCGAATACTCCTGTCTTTGAACAAGATATGTTTCATCGCTTCTGCTTTGCCCGGTTGCTTCTCGCTTATGACGAGAACACGGACTACCTCTATGGCTGTTGGGGTAGCCAAGATACGAAGCCTCTCTGCTGCGAGTGCAAAGTCATGCAGCAGTTCAAAGTTCAGGGTCGGATTCTTTGGTTCCATATCTTCCAAGGGTCATCAACTCCAACGCGGACAACTGCTCGAACCGAGGATCGTTGCCACCAAACTTGTATTCCAGTTTGGTATCTTCGGGATCACTCTCAACATCCGGGTTCAGGTCGATCGGATTCTCCGGGAGAATCTTCCTCGGTATCTTGCTGTTCGGACTGAGTTCGATTGGCCGCACGTTCTCTGGCTTCAGCCCATATACCTTGAGCCGCTCGGTCAAAGATTCCTGATACTTCTTCAAAGATCGTTCGATTGTTCTCGCTGTTTGTATTCGCCATTTCTCACCCTTCCCCTTGAAGGGCCCTTCAAGATATAGAAGGGCCCACTCAAGAGACTGCGCCTGCCAGAGCAGGCGAGTTATGTTTTTGCGGACTGCCTTGAGGCTCCGCTTGCGATCACGCATGTGCTTCAGCATCGGTCAGAACATCTCCTGTATCTTCCGTAGGAGAATGTCCTTGACCTTATCTTCCTCGGATCTTGGCCCCGTGTCCCTGTCGATAGATACCCGGTGGATATCTTCGATGTCGAGACCGAAGCCCAACTTCATTGCCTCGAAGAACATCTCGGACGCACTCTTGTAATCCGAGTTGGCCAACTCAAGACACATCTCAAATACCGTGCGGATCAGGCTGCTCAGGATTGCCGTAGGCTCGTGACCCATCAGGTCAAGATTCCTACCTCCGACTGCACAGGGGAAGTCGACCGTCCCATCTTCGTGCTGCATGACAGCGGATACCAGCATCACGATAGGGCTGTCAGGCAGAGCCTCCTCGGCTCGCTTCATGGCCTCCGTAAATGCTTCACGATAATCTTCTTTATTCATTGTCAATACTCCTACGTGTGTGCCTAAACGAACACGGCCCAAAGATAGGGCCGCGTTCTGAAAAGAGAAGAGGTCAAGATTTTTCCGATCGCCGTGCAGCCAAGAAGTCGGACAACTCTTGCTCGTTGACCAGTGTTTCCGGGGCCGGCTTTCGGATGCCGATACTACTTTCGTGGTGGACTTTCATCAAGTCAGCCACTGCATCTACCGGCAGGCCCACGTCCCTTGGGTCAACGGGGAGCGCGGCGATTGCATCCATCAGCGCCCACAATGCCACGCGGAACCGGTTGCGCTGGTCGATGATGTCAGCGAGGGGCTCGCCCTCCCTGTAGTCGTCGCCGAGTCGGTGCTCGGTAGCCTCCTCCCAGTCATCGTCCTTGATGACCACGCATACGGGCTCAGTGTCATCGACAACCGCCCATGTCGGGTCGGTCTGGTCCGGGTCGAGAACGACGACGACGCTCTCTTTCTCGTGGACTCCTCGTATCTTGGTCATGCCTTGGTTCCCTTCTTTTTCCTGCGGGCGCCCAACTTCGGGCCCTGTTTCTTTTCCCCGTCGTCGACCGTGAGCATGAGCACGATAGTTCCGGAAGATGCATCACTAGATACTTTCCGGCACTGTACCTTGAGCCCAGCCCTGCGATTGTGCTGGTACACGGCGGCCCGGAAGTTGTTGCCCTCTCCGGCGGGCATCTCAGCCCGAATGCCCTCGCCCTTGCTCAGTCCCTCCATCTTGCGTTGGAGTTCCTCGTGTGTGGTCCTCGTCCTTGCGGGCGCCTTTACCTTGGTTAGTTTGTATTTGTATTTCATACGCTGATTCTCCTTCTGCTTTCTCCGGCTGTGCCGGTGCTATCTTGAACCGCGGCCTACACCGACAAGTATTCGACGTAGTAGTTATTCATAGGGCCGCATACGATATCGTTCTTCTTGCTCGCTATCTTGAAGTCGTCCGTTCGTCCCTCGATCACCTCGAACAGATCTACCTTGTCAAGCACTCGCCCGACCTTCCGCTCGGCGGACTGTTCGCTCGCTGCCTCGACCGTGAAGGTTGCCTCGACCGTGATGGTGGCCGTGACCTCGTGGGATTCCATTGTCATCGTGTCGCTCCTTCCGGCTGTGCCGGGGTTTGTGTTCAGTTCTCGTCGAACCCGTTCTGGTTCAGGAAGTGGATAACATCGCGGGCAAACACACGCTCGTCTACGTCGCCCTTGCCCTGCAGTACCGTGGCGGCTTCGTACGCTTTGTTCAATGCTTCTACTAGGTCGTCCATCGTGTCGCTCCTTCCGGCTGTGCCGGGGTTGAGTCCGGTTCAGCCCGCCCCCGCCGATGCGGGGACAGGTGAACAGGAGTCCTATCTTGATCAGGCGGAACCCAGGATCTCGTCGCAGGCCTCGCCCCAGTTCGACTCGGTCATCATCGAGTACGTCGTTACCTTGTTAAGGAAGTCGAACGCGGTTCGATCAGTCACCCCATCAAGGTGCGCATTCACTCGGGTCATGAAGATGATCATGCCGGCGCCGATGGCTGCCATGCATTCTTCGTTGGCCTTGTTCGTGTGTGTCAAGATAAAGTCCCGGAACGACTCGGCGACCTGCTTGCAGTTCTCGGCGGCGGGCGTGTCCTCGTCCCACTCCTCCGGGGTCATATCTTCCGGGCTTCGCCCGGAGTTCTCGATCATGAAGGCCTGCGTTGCGATGTTAGCGGCGGAGTGGGTGAAGACCTCGATGGCCTTTGACGGTGAAAGATCCATGATATCTATCATTGATTTGTACCTTGTTCGTTGTTGGCGGTGCTCGGGCAAGATACGCCCCACCCGAACACCGCCGGGGTTTGGTTTGTGTGCGCCTGGATCAGCCTTCCATTATCGTGAATGACGGCTCGACCCAGAACCTCGGCACCGTTTCCACGATGTCGTCTGAAATGCTCGTGTTGTATCCGGTGTCCGGGTCAACGGGACCGACGATAAGGACGTCGCCGTGGATCGGCTGATCGAGGGCGGGGTAGATGTTGCTGCGGAGGAGCCAGAGGCACGCGGTCATATTGATGGGCGACTCGGTGATCCTGCCCTCCTCGTGGATGTAGGCATCGAATCCGTGGTTCGAGTTCTCCGTGGGCAGGAGTTCAATATATCCCCCGACTGCCCGCTGCATGTCCTTGAAGTTCTCGATCTGGACCCGGTCAATCTTGCCGTTCGTCCTGAGGATGGCCCCGGCAATGGGTTCCCTGTTCGTCATCTTGGTAGTCCTTTCGGCGTTCGCCTTGTCTCGTGCTTTGATGTATTCGGAAACGATCCGGCTACTGTCTGGTCCCAGTAGGACTGGGGGGAGTTCGTTGTCTCGTGTGTCCATGCTTCTCATTATACAGGGCTTTCTTAGTATGTCAACCCCATGTATACAGATTCTCATATTTATTTCCACGGGGCTGCGGGTGTGGATGATCGTGGGCCTGAGGTCTACGCCGAAAGCCGCCGGGCCCGCCTGATCCTCGCGGCCCTCCGGATATCCTCGGCGTGTACCTTGGCGTACCCGTCGAGGTGCGACTTCGCCCGTTCGAGATCTCCCCGGTTGCTGTCGGTTACGTTCCGCTTGTACTGCCGCTGCGCGTCCGTATCTTCCGGCAGTACCTTGATCATGAAGACTAGATCCTGCTGGTACCGCTCGACTCGCCCTAGCGTGCGGTGGTATTCATCCAAGATACGCAGGACTCTTTCGGCTTCGGGGTCGTTGACTCCGCCGCTGCTGAATGAGTCCATCCATTCGACCAAGATGTCGACGGCGGTTACGTGGTCCACCCCGAAGGTATCTTCAAGGTACGGGGATGCTCCCCACATATTCGTTGCCCCGCTCTCGCGCAGTCGATTCAAGAATCTGCTGTGCTCTGCTTTCATATCTTGTACTCCTTTGTTGCCCGGGCACCATTGCCCGGAGGGGATCCAATCCGGATCAGCCCGACCCGTCTCCGGCAACAAGCCGGGACGGGTCGGGTGAACAGGAGTAGATCAGTCTGCGAACTGGTTTATCTTGCCGGTCAGCATCCGGGCCGTGCCCGCTGCGCCGCCGCGATCCCACGCGTGCTGAACGAGCATGTCCACCTTGACGATCTCGTCGAGGATGCTAGCGGGCACCGACTTCGACCGCCCGCGGCCACTCGTCGACACCCCGTGCATGCACCATTGAGCCCGGAACCCGAGGTCACGAAGTGTGCCCGCTTGGCATATGCTCAGCAACTTCTCAGAATCGAACCGCTGGCCAGCGGCCTTGATCGGGAACGACTCGCCGACCCATCGACGCCGGCCGGCTTTCAAGCCTCCAAGATGCAGCCCGCACGGGGACCATCGCGTCTCTTTGCAGCAGTCGACCATGGATAGGTGCATGCCCACGATCTCGACCCCGTACCCCAGTGCCTCGAACTGCTCTACCAAGGTACCGACCATGGCGGCTGTCCGAATGAACTGCTCGCGACTCTCGCCGCAGTTCATCGAGACGCTGACGCCAAGCCGTACGATACTGCGCTGGGCGTTCCGGCTGAGCCGGTTGAATACGGGAGCAGGCTTCCCAGTCTGCCGTGCGTCAAGATACCTTGGCACCGACAAGCCGCCGCCGGCATATGCCCGGACCCGCTTCCGCTTATTCGTCGTGCACCGTCCGACACCTGCGGATATCATCTCAGCCCGCAGGCTGTCCATGGTGCTACGATACAGATCACGAGCCCAGTCGCCCGGGGCCAAGCCGCGGCGCCATTGATCCTGAGTCTCCTCGCGGGTCTGTCCGTAGGTCCATGCCTCGCCTTGCCCCGATGCTCGCCAGTGCTCGTTGCCGGCTGCTAACTTTCCATCCTCGCGGTCCCCGGGGATCGGGAGCATATCTTGCACTGTCGTCCGGTAGTGGTCGAAGTCGCGGAAGCGGGCATGGGAGACGATGTAGCCCTGTGAATCCTCTTCGATCGTCCCGAAATGCGTCGTGCGATCGAAGAGCGGGGTCGGGTCGCCTGTGCCCTCAAGGTACTTTCGATCCGTCCAGATCGGGTTGGACTCGGGGTATCTGAATCGTGTCTTGGTAGCGGTCATGTCATGTACTCCTGTGTTGTTGTAAATCCTGGGTTTCGAGTCGTCTATCTTGAATCCCCTGCTCCGCCGTCAAGCGGTGCAGGGGGGAGCGGTCATCCCAAGCCGTGCGACTTGCAGATCTCCCGAACGTCTACCTTGAGTCGTTCGGCTTCATCCCAGTCGGCGGTCAAGCCCTCAACGATCTCCCGATCGGTCATGGCCATGGTGCCGCCCTTGGATCGGTGCTCGACTTCAAGCCGGGCAGCGTGGAAGTCGCGGGTCGTCACCATCCGGGCGGAGTCGAGATTGTACGTCCGTACCTTGCCGCGGAGATCCCACAGAGCCGCGGCGAGATTGCCGTCCGGCAAGATGGCGGATTCCACCTTCTGGGAGTAGTCGACGAATACTCGAACAAGGGCGGGGAATCGGGACATGGTCGCCCCGTCCTGCTTGGCCCGCCCTGTGTAATCGTCATCGTGGCCGCCCAAGGTATTGACCGCGACCATGGGCATGAACCGCTCATGCTTCCGGGCCGACAGGTTCCCCGTACGCTGCGGCACCGGGGCCGAGTCGCCGCCGTCGAGGATGGCATTCAACGCGACCCCCGTCGCCGGGTCGAGGGCATCGAACTCATCGAGGAAGAGCACCATGCCCTGTTCGTACGCTTCGAGCACCGGCCCGGGGTGGAACGTGCCCTCCGCGTCGCGGGCGCCCAGCAGATCGTAGATGCTGGTCTCCGCCGTGCACGATACGATACGGAACTGGTCGCCGTATCCCATGGCATCGGCGATGCCCCGGATGATCGTCGACTTGCCGGTGCCCTTGGGACCATGGAGCAGGAGCCGACCATGGACGGCTGCGGTCTTCAATGCCTTGGGCATCGACTCGTGGGCCCCGTCTACCTTGACCTCATGCCCCCGCTCAGGGATCGTGATCTGGATGGGGGTCTGGGCTACCTTGCGGGCGGCTTCTGTGGCCAACTCGATCATGCGGGGCATGGCTTCGGTCAGCAGCCCCATGACGTGCGTTTCTCCGGATACCTTGGAGACCGCTCCAATCTTCTCCCACGACTCCTCAGTGTCGGGGATGTACGGCCCTCCTGCGGGCGGCTCCTCTCCGGGCTGCTCCTCCTCGCCCTCGCCGGGCTCTCCCTCTCCGCCCTCGCCGCCCTCGCCGGGCTCTCCGCCCTCGCCGGGCTCTCCGCCCTCTCCGGGCTCTCCGCCCTCTCCGCCCTCTCCGCCCTCGCTGGGCTCTCCGCCCTCGCTGGGCTCTCCGCCCTCTCCGCCCTCGCCGGGCTTGCCGCCCTCTCCGGGCTCGCCGCCCTTGCCGGCCGCGGCTTCGATTGCCGATAGATCGAACTGGACTGGCTGCCCGGGGTCGGGGTCGGCGCCGCCGCCGGGCCCCACAACAGCGTCATACGGGTCGACTCCGAGCGCCTTGCAAGCCTTCTCGAATCCGGACCATCCCCTGCCGTCCGGTACGGCTGTGGGTTGACGCGTTTCGTACATGACGGCCGCGATCGGCTTGCCGCTCAGTGCGGCCGCTGTGACCTCATCCTTGCGTGCTACGTTGAGAGCGTCTGATTCGGACTGCCGCTCTCGCCGCAGTACCTTGGCCTGCTCGTTTGAGTTCAGGCCCTCCGTCATTCTGGCCCAGTCGGTCGGGCTGATTGGATCGTACATCGTTGGATACTCCTGTTCGGAAGTGTGGGCACCATTGCCCGGTTGTGTGATGCTCATCGACATGATGGGCATCCCCACGATAGCACGATCCGGAGAATGTGCAAGCGGTCCATCGGGGAAATCTTGAGAATGGGTAGAGGGCGGTCATCTGGGGTGCATGCCGTGCGCCTGGATCGCCCATGGCGTACCTTGGGCGGGGTGAATGGGCGGGTCGTGGCGTGGCCCACGACGACGCCGTGGGCTGGACGGGGCATGGG